ATGTCTATTTTAGTTACAGGTGGAGCAGGTTATATCGGAAGTCATACCTGCGTGGAATTACAGCAGGCAGGCTATGACGTAGTAGTGCTGGATAATTTATCCAATGCCAGCGAAAAATCATTGGAGCGTGTAAAAGCGCTTACTGGAAAAGAAGTTACATTTTACCGTGGAGATATATTAGACCGTGATATCTTAAATGAAATCATGGAAAAAGAGAAGATTGACTGCTGCATTCATTTTGCAGGATTAAAAGCAGTTGGAGAATCTGTGGTAAAGCCATGGGAATATTATAATAACAACATTGCAGGAACATTGACATTAGTAGATGTGATGCGCCAGCATGGCTGCAAGAATATTATCTTTTCTTCTTCCGCGACCGTATATGGTGATCCGGCACAGATTCCAATCACAGAGGAATGCCCGAAAGGACAGTGTACCAATCCATATGGCTGGACGAAATCCATGTTAGAGCAGATTCTTATGGATATGCAGAAAGCTGATCCGGAATGGAATGTTATCTTATTAAGATATTTTAACCCAATCGGAGCACATCAGAGCGGAACTATGGGAGAAAACCCGAATGGAATTCCGAACAATCTGATGCCATATATTACCCAGGTGGCAGTTGGAAAGTTAAAAGAACTTGGCGTATTTGGAAATGATTATGATACACCGGACGGAACCGGGGTAAGAGACTACATTCATGTAGTAGACCTGGCAAAGGGACATGTAAAGGCATTAAAGAAGATTGAGGAAAATGCCGGCTTAAGTATTTACAATCTTGGCACCGGACATGGTTATAGTGTACTTGATATTGTAAAGAATTTTGAAGAAGCAACAGGCGTAAAGATTCCTTATTCCATTAAGCCACGTCGTGCCGGCGACATTGCGACCTGTTATTGCGACCCTTCAAAGGCAGAGCGGGAGCTTGGCTGGAAAGCAGAGTTTGGCATTCGCGAAATGTGTGCCGATTCCTGGAGATGGCAGAAGAATAATCCGAATGGATATGAGGACTAGAAAGAAGCTGAAGAAAAAAATTGCAAAAAAATTAAAAAAAGTGCTTGCAATTTAGAGGGCGTCGTGTTATAGTATCACTTGTCCGGTTCATTGGTCAAGCGGTTAAGACGCCGCCCTCTCACGGCGGAAACAGGGGTTCGATTCCCCTATGAACTGCTCACTATTAATAATTTAATAGCCCAACCCTATAAATGCTGAAAGCCTTGATTTTACTGGTCTTACAGCATTTTTGTTTTTTATAAAATAACCTTGAAATTACACCGCTAAAAAGTGCGAGGTATTCAAAAAGGTATTCTAACATATGTTCGATTAATTAAATACACAGGAAAGGAGAGTCCTGCAAAAGTGCTTACCTAAGATAAATCGACCACAAATCGGTTTATTTTTTTGCCCTAAAATAAGAAAAGGCAGGCTTAATGCCTGCCAAAGATGTCTATAAGACAAACCAATTTAAGTATTCCAAGAAGTAATTTCCCAATCAAGATGAATGGGAAAAAGATAATTTTGATAAGATCCATAATTTTTCTCCTTTCGATTTAAAAATATATGCATTTGATTTTGATACCCCCCGGGGTAAGCTCGTTTCTGGTATGAAAATCTCGATTTCAAGTTTTGAAAATTTCTTGTAGAAATCTGAAAAATTTATTTTTTCAAATCCTTACAACTTTTTAACAATATCCACTTTCTCAATATCAATTCAATGATGATTATAATATGACCGTGTGACACTCTGAATGGCTTAAATTTCGATTTGACTTATACAGCCTATAATTCTATTGATTGAGGATATAAAAGCCTTAAAAATCGTTTTACGAGGTCATATTGACTCATGTGTAAGAATATTTAATATTATTCACATTCTTTTAAATCCTAATTAATTCTAATAAGATGTATACTATTCATATAATAACGCATCATTTCCAGATATTCAATTGTCAATGTACATTCTGGGAACATTCCCCAGAAAATCCATGCTGTCGGAATCGAACCGGCTCACAACGCCACCAGGCGCACGGAAAGCAGAAGAGCGCCGCCGGTAGTGATCCGGCGTGTATTCTCTGCGGCGGTTAATTTTCCGAATTGTACGCATCGAGTAAAATATCAACTCTTTTTAGTACTTCATCGTTGACCTTTTGAAACTCTTCCCCGGTAATCCTGGTAATAGCAAGCCGGGGAATTGAACCCCGGTAAACGCCGCCGCTTGTCTAATTTGCTAAAATCATTCTAGCTGTGTTAAATACATAAAGTCTGTTGTGACTGTGGTGCTTGAAATCTCCATTTTCAGCAATCACGCGCCCGGTATTCTCATATTTCAGACTTACAATGACCAAATACTTGTCTAACAGTTCATCCGGGCATTTTAGGCACTCTATAGCGTTTTCAATGGTGCTTTTCTTGCTATTCCAGTAAATCCCCTCAATGCGTACGCCTTTTTCTTTTTCCAGTTCGTCAAATTCTTTCATCAGTTCCGCTTTCGTCATGGGTTTAACCGTCCTTTCTATGCTTTGGCTTCTTTTCTTAAAATCTCAATGCATTCTTTTTTTGTGTGCTCTCCGTAAAATTTCATAGGCTTATGAAAAGCCTTTGCAAGTGCAAATTCTTCATGATTTTTCAAAAAGAAATCTCGGATTTCTAAAAATGTCTTTCTGTGGCTTTCATACTGTTCTTTTTTTGTCATAATATCAACCATCCTTTCATTGCGGCGCCCTGTCTCATCGGTGCAGGTAGGGCAGTTCCTGCAGACCGCCTGGAGGCGGTTTCGACTATTCGCAAATTCTGCGGAAAATTTCAATTGTGAGTTCTGCGGCGGCTCTTTTCCTGTCGGCTGTGTAGCCGTGGCGTTTACTTTTCAAGGCTTTTTCTGCCTGTTTAAGGTTTCCAATGCCCCAAGATGCCGCTTTGTTGAGCTTTTCCCATTCATTCGGCGCAACTTTTACGGCTTTAAGGGTTATAAGATTGATTTCAAAATTGTCTTTGTCTCCCGGGTGTAAGTCCTCGCAAACTGGAATATATTCATGTGTTCCCATGTTTTCGCCAATTCCCCAAACAAAAAAGCCAGTCGGGATTTTCTCCACGATTTCAAAAATATCAGTTCTTTCACAGAGTGAAGAAGTGCTATAGATTTTATTATCTTCAATTTTTAATGTTGTCATATTTTCCCTTTCTGGTCTGCCAATCATCAGAGCCGGGAGACCGTCCCGCGGCTGACGCTCCAGGGCGGAGCGTTTCGGCTAATATTTACAAGGTTTTTCATAGCGGATAATTGCGACTGTTTCGCCTGTGCTCTTAAGAGTTCCCCAGCCGTTCCACATCGGACCGTTAAGGCTTAATAATTTAGGCTGGTTGTAAAGCTCCGGGCGTTGACTTTCTGCAAGCCTGCCGTTGTTGTAGCCATATACAAGGCTTTGCATTTCCTCGGCTGTCTTTATGTTGTTTGGTAAATCATATACGCATTTTGTTCCATCTGTTAAAGTTCCTATAATCATACTGTTTTCCTCACTTTCTTATTTTTTATAAATTCCGGCGGCTACTTTGATGCGTACATCTGGAACACCGCTGGAGAGATTAAAGAACTGCTTTGTAGTTCTTTTCTGTGATTGCTATAGCTGTTTTCATGCCCTCAACAAAGGCGTATTCATTTGTTGAAGTTATGGCATCATCTAAAAGCTCCAAAAGCTCGTTATAGATGCTTTCACTTACATATTTTTTTAGAGCTTCTTTGAACTGTTTTGTTTCTGGCTGAAGTTCTTCAAATGTTCCACTGTTGATAATGTGATTCATGCCTACGATTTTTAAAAATTCATCCATTTTTATTTCCCTCTCTTTCTGTTTTTGTGTTCCTCTTGATGGTTATATATTACACGAAAATAGAATTAAATACAATATTAAAATTACACAAAAATAGAACTTAAAACTATCGCTATTCTTGTCAAAAAGTTACACAAAAATAGAATTGTAAGAATGAGTTAATATAACCGCATTGTTATATATAAATAGAACTTGACTATTTCAAAATCGTAGAATATAATGTTATACATAAATAGCAGAAAGTGAGGTGTAAATGTGGAAAAAATTTCATATGGCGAAAATGGCTATATAGACTTTTCAAAATTGTGGATTTTGTTAGAGAAAAAGAAATTGAAACAACAGTTTTTAATCGACAACAAAATACATAGAAATACAGTTTACAAGCTGAAAAACAACGAAAATGTGACTTGTGAAGTTATATGCAATGTTTGTAAGCTTTTAAATTGTCAACCTAAAGATATTATGCAATACATACCGAAAAAGAACGATTAAACTACCAAAGATAACAGCCATAAAATAGGCACTTTGGTAGTTTTTTTATTACTCAAGATAACCTTTTAACTTACTCAAGATAACCTCATAAAGAAAAATTCAAAGGACAAACGCAAGAGGATAGAGCAAAATTTGAGAAAAGAAAGGTTGTAATTATATGAGCAGAAATGAAATTAAAGTATTTGATAATGCAGAATTTGGAGAAGTTAGAACAGCAATGTATAATTCTGAACCAGTTTTTTGTTTGGCTGATGTTTGCCGTGTGCTTGATATTGCCAATAGTGGCAACGTAAAGAACAGGCTTAGTGAAAAGGGTATCTGTACTATGGACACCCTCACAAGTGGCGGAATGCAAAAGATGATTTTTATAACAGAAAGTAATTTATACAAAGTGATTTTTCAGAGCAGAAAACCAGAGGCAGAAAAATTCTCAGATTGGGTAACATCCGAAGTTTTGCCAAGCATTCGCAAGACTGGCGGGTATATAAACAACGCTGATTTGTTGGTAAATACTTATTTTGATGATATACCAGAAGAGCAAAAAACTATTGTCAAGGGATTGTTGCAGAATATCGAGAGCAAGCAGAAGAAAATAACCGCCCTGGATAAAGAAAACGATTTGTTAGCTGAAAGGGCTTTGCAATGGGCAGATCGTCCGCTGATCAATGCGCTTGTTCGTGCTTACGGTCGCAGTCTTGGCGGCGATTATTCTACCGCTTGGGGAGATTTCAAGAAAGAACTATTATACAGACATGGTATCAACTTAAACGCAAGAATTACGCATTATTTGAATAACACAGGGAAGAAAACCAAACCGCGCACTTTGGATATGTTGGACGATTCAGAACTTCAAAAAGCATTGAGCACCGCGGCGGCGCTGTGTAGAGAAAACAATGTGGATATTTCGGATATTATAGACAAGAAAGCAGGTTAAATATATATCACAACAAGGGCGGCTTTTCCGGCTGCCCTTTTTATGTCTCTAGAAAGAAGAAAATGATAGAATAGTATTAGTTTTGATGCATTGCAACACCAATGCAACAAAGTGCAACATTTTTGCAACGTAGATATAGACACTAGATATAGAGAAAGAGTATATTATATCCAGTTAAGTATATTATAATATTATTTATAAACAAGATAATATATTATTAATTGTATATAATATATATAGGTCTTAAGATAAATTTGAAAACAGTGTATTGACAATAAAATGATATAATGATATTGTTTTATTAAATTAAAAACGCATTCGGGCAACGGGCGGAGCTAGATAGATCTGTCGAGGTCCCGAAAGAAACGGAATTCATGCAGCCGGTACAGTTTGAAAAAATTAAATTGTACCAGTTGCATTTTTTATTTTAAGCATTCCAGTACTGGAGAGAGGAGATATATATATTATGCCTGATGTAAATACAGTTATTACAGAAAACGGAATAGAAGTATATGAGAACGGTATATATTTATATCTTGACCAGTATATCGCAGAGCACAATGTCGAGGACATGCATAAAGAGCCACAGAGCAGATGGAACGCAGCTTTGTTGTATATTAATAAAAACTTATTTAAACTTCACCCGGAAATATTAAAGAGTGAAAACAGAGTAAGTAATACATATGACATTAATATTATAAATACTATATGTGATATATATATAGAATTATGTTATGAATACGATAAAGAAGTGAGCATATTAGGATTCTGTAAATTAACTGGAATAGTACAAGATACTATATATCAATGGGGCAATGAAACCACGAGACTCGGTTCATCAGCTTCAGAGATATACAAAAAGCTTTCCACTGAAAGAGAAGAATCACTTTCGAATATGCTCATATCTGGCAAGCGAAATCCTGTCGGATTACTTGGAGCATTAAACAGGCATTACGGCTGGAACATGGGGCAGCCAAGAGGTGGGATAACTGAAAAGCAGCAATCAATAGAGCAGATCCAGCAGAGATATAAGCCAGCTGAATTGTCTGCAAATGACACACAATTAGCACCACCGAACGCAGATTTTTAATTGTAAATCAGACACACAATTCTATACAATTTAGAAATCCAGTAAAATCAAGGCTTGCGGAGATTTAAGAACCGGATAACTTTTCGTTTAACTGATGTTTTGCGAATAGATAAAGAAATCCAAAAAGAATTGTTTGAAATGTTTTTGAATTGTTTGTATTCTTGGTACCCCCGGGAGGGGGTCTACTGGAAACACACCCCGGGCGGCAACTGAACCCATCAAGTAAATTTAAAACAAAAAGACCACATCAAGCAAGAGGTATTGTTCTATGAGAATTAAAAGAGTGAGAAGTACATTTGGCTTTTATACCAAGAAAAGAATATATGCTTTACAGTTTGCTTTAAAGAATCCGTGGATATTGTCAAGACATGAAAAACATTATGGACAGAATATTGACATGAATCTGTATGGTTGGTTATTTGTATATTTTGGCTATTTTAATTAAAAATATTTTCCACATCAGATAAAAATTCAAAAGTTACATTCGATAACGGTTTTCAAAAAAAATTTTAAATAAAAAAGGCTTTAAAGGAGCATATAGAGAGGAAGGCGATGTGTAATGGCAAGTTGCAAACAGTGCTGTGGTACTTGCAAGTATGCAAATTATGATAAAACAGATGGTTATGAATGTTCAAACATAGAAAGTGAGTATGATGGCTGCTTTGTAGAGTATAAACATAGTTGCGAGGAATGGGAGAACAAAGATGAATGAAGTAATCATGAAAACAGAGTATTCCAAGGCATTCGATGAAAAACGTAAAGGATTAATTGAGCAGAGCTATTATAAATACGGACCTGCACATTTGAATTTTGCAACCGGAAACGTTGATGCGATTGGAAGTTTGAAAAAATGCCTTGCCAAATTCGAAGAAACTGGGAATCTTGAATATCTGTGCGATGTTGCAAATTATGCAATGTTCCGGTTCATGTTTCCACAGGAAGAAGATTTCTTTCAGCATACCGGTTCTGACGAATCAGCGGGAATAATTGGTATGAGTGTAAAAGAGATGGAAGAATTTAAAAGAGAACATAGTTTTGAAGACTAATGAAAAAATGGAGAGTGATTAAAAGGTGAGAATTGTTTCACAGAGTAAAGATTCTTCTTTTGATTTCGACAGAACTGTATTCTGCAGAAATGGACGTTACATATTTGCATATATGAATGATGTCAGAGAATCGATAGGTAGCTATCGTGACAGCAAACAGGCAGAAGAAGTTTTTATACAGATGAATCAAGAAAGCACCAGTACAAAAATATTTTTTATGCCGGAGAAATAAAGATGATTGTGAGAATAATTTTAAAAAATATAGTAAGTCTCTTAGATTTGTTTCTGATTTCGTTGTTGGCTTCATCTAAGGTAGAAGGTACAGAAGTAAAACATGGAGTTAGTTTAATAATTGTTCTATTGGTATTAAACTTGTTGCTAATTTGGAAATAAAAGTGCGAAGTACAGTTAATTTTCAATCATACAGAAAAATGGAGCTGGAGTTATAAGCAGTAGCAAAGAAACTCAAAGGTTCGAATCCTTTTACTTTGATTGCCGGATAGTTTTTGATTGTTTTCTATCTGGCGGCGTGGTTATATACCATTGTTTGGCATAGAGATACCTTTCAGCCACTAGGACGATTCTGTTAAGGACGGTGCGAGACCGTCCGGTGGTATTTGCCGCGGAGCGCGGCATTAGACGTAAGCCTATATGGTGATGAGTGATGGTCACTCCATAATTTGCTGACGAGCAATCCATATAGCAGTCAAACCTGATAGTTCGGGTGCCTATCCCACGGCGCCTAAATTTTCAAAAATATAATTCCCCATATGGTTAGGCAGTGGCAGAATGGGTATTGCAGGAAAAGAATCCTATCGGTAAGAGTGCTACCAAGTGACAGGCGGGCGATCATCCGTAGTCAGCAACAACACCTTTTCAGAAACCGATAATGCAAGGTTCGAATCCTTGCCTGCCTAAACGGTCAAATTATGCTGCTTGCTTGCAGGCGGTCTATGATTTAGCTGTATCGGCATTTTGTATGTCTAGTGCAACGCATGGCACGAAAAACATTATTGCTAACCGTCTTGTGGCGGTTTCGGAACGTATCTTAATTGGTAAAAGTGGCGTGTACACGGAAAACAACAATGAGAGCCGGATTGAAGGTTCGAATCCTTCCGTTCCGATTAGGTTCACGATGAATACCTTGCTTCACAACCCACTGGGTAAATCGTTGAAAAAATAGTGATGTATTGCAGGCGGTCTACGATGCTTTTATACATCTGATAGTGGTTGTAAAATAAATGTACAACAAAAAGCCCATCAACTAAGATGGGCTTGGATGTCAGATGATTTTATCAGAAAGAGAGTCGATGGATTTTGCAACTTTGTTTATAGCACCTATAGGGTCTTTCGGTGAAGAATCTAAATACATTGTTCGGTTAGTATAGTCTAAATCAATGGAATATGTTTCTGTGAAACTTTTATTACAAGAAACATAATTTACGCAAACATCAAATTTTTTTATTTTTGCCGAATCAAAGTCATATATGGTCTTTATGTGCTGTCCAGGTGCAAGCATTGTGTTTTTTAAGTTATCAATGTCAGAACTTTGTAAATCTGGATTATCTGTATAATTCCATGTTAATTTTGGAGTAGTGCTTATTGATTCAATAATAGCTGGTGAGTTTCCAAAATTTTTAAGTACAATGTAATCTTTTGAATACAATGTGTCATGATAAAGGTAAAATATTACATTACCCCTATTTTGTTCGAAATACTGATTTTTTTGTTCATCTAATTGTTTTCGCATTTCTTTTAAGTTTTGATATGTGAAATAGATAGCAATTATTGAACCAATGAAAGTTGCGAATGATAAAATCAATCCGATAAATTGAAATAATGTTGAATGCCATTCTGCTAGTGTCATATGAATTTCTCCTTTGTTTTTAATTTATTTTATCATATTTTTTAGAAGGGAGTTAGAAATGTGTGATTTTTGTAAGGATTATAGTGATAATAGAATATTCGGTGCTGATATTCCTATCAAAAAGTGCACCAATGAGACAAATTTGACAAGAGCAAATGTTTTTAAAGACCGCGAGGATAAAGTACCAAGTATTTTAATTAGTCAGTCTGTAGTGGCAATGGGATATTTTTATATTGCATTTTGCCCGATGTGCGGCAGAAAGTTGGTGGAAGAATGAATGAATTAATCAGACAGGAGAATGAAATATCTCTTGTGGAGTTTGCAGAGAAAGTCGCACCATTTCCATTATCCGAATCTCAGAAACAGTTGCTTAGAGAATATGAAAAGTGCGAAAAGAATGGAAATGAAATTGTTGTATGCAGCTCAATGCGTAGCGGCAAGCGGTTCATCCTGCAGATTATTGACGAATGGAAGATGCAGAATCAGCTTGTAGAACATCGTTGTAGTAAATGCAATCGGCTTTTAGGTAAATTCAACGGACAGGCTGAAATTAAATGTCCGAAGTGTGGTGAAATCAATAGAATTGGAGAGAGATAATGAGTGATTTGAAAATATTTACCAAGAACGTTGAACAGGAAGCGGTAGATCAGATTGAATTATTGCTTGCACAGGATGCATTCAAAGATTGCAAGGTTCGCATCATGCCGGATGTTCATGCCGGTAAAGGATGTGTTATCGGTTTTACTGCCGACCTGGGAGATAAAGTAATACCTAACATCGTTGGGGTTGATATTGGATGCGGTATGCTTTGTGTAAGCCTTGGTCAGACAGATATTGACTTTGAAAAGTTGGATAATGTGATTCGTTCTTATGTTCCAAGCGGAAGAGATGTGCATGATGGAAGAACTATCAGATTCGACGAATTACAGGAGTTGAAGTGCTACCGAGAATTACGAGATACAAAGAGACTTGAGAGGTCTATCGGTACTCTTGGCGGTGGAAATCACTTCATTGAGGTTGATGTTGCAGAAGATGGTTATAAGTATCTTGTTATTCATACTGGTAGTCGTAATCTCGGAAAACAGGTAGCCGACTATTACCAGAACCTTGCTTTTGAACTTATGAGTGGTAAAGATAAACTGTATGAAGAACAGGACAGGCTCATAAAAGAGTACAAATCCGCCGGAAGAAAATCTGAAATTCAAAGTGCAATAGCAGAATTACACAGGAATTTCAAGGCGGTTAATCCGAATATTCCAAAGGATTTGTGCTACTTAGAGGGCAAATACAGGGAAGATTATCTGCATGACATGAGAATTTGTCAGAAATTCGCCTACATGAACCGTGTCATGATTGCACAAATTATATGCAATCATATGGGATGGGGCGTTGATGCAGATATGCCGGATTACTTCGAGTGTATTCACAATTATATTGACCATGATTCAAATATTGTCCGTAAAGGCGCTATCTCTGCCAAGTACGGAGAAAAGGTTCTTATCCCCATCAATATGCGTGATGGATGTATTATCGGTACTGGCAAAGGAAATGAGGATTGGAATTGTTCTGCACCGCATGGAGCCGGTAGAGTAATGAGTCGGACAAAAGCCAAGGAATTAGTATCGTTGGAAGAGTTTGAAAAGGCAATGGACGGAATATATACAACTTCTGTTAATCAATCTACAATAGATGAATCTCCAATGGCATATAAGACATTGGATGAAATTGTTGAGAATATCAAAGATACAGTTGATGTGCTGGCAATTATCAAACCGGTATACAATTTTAAGGCAAGTGAATAAATAAAAAGAGCACCAGTTGCAGAGTGCCATGTGGCACATATGTAGAGAGAGCCTATTTCCAAGATAGAAGGGAGGTAGGCTCTTTTTGGTTTCAGAACAGACGCGGGGAACCGCTGACAGTATAAAAAATTACATAAAACAGCATGGAATTGAATCGCGATCATTGTTTGACCTCTTGGATGTGGCGAAAATAGTGTTTGAAAAGGAAAATGACACGGAATGGGCGTTGAAAGTCACTTCGTACATCAAGGAATGCTGCAGGTGGGCAATTCAAAAAGGCGTTGAAGTCTTGCAGATGGACGATCTGTATTGGAAAACCATGAAAGCGGAAGCACCGTACCATTTTGAATCATTCCTTTTTTACATGGAGAAGAACAGACCTCAAAGGAAGAAATTTTATGAAAACAGGAAGAAAGCGTTAAAGGTTGTTGTTGATGATCTGCAGGATTTGGAAGATGGAAAGATAGAATTTTACGGATTGTCTATGCCACCGCGAGTTGGCAAGTCGACTATCTGTATTTTCTTTTATGCTTGGATAATCGGCAAGAGACCGGATGGCCATAATGCTATGGCCGGACATTCCGGTTTACTTGCAGATGGATTCTATACAGAAATACTTAATTTAACAACATCAAGCGAATACACGTTTTCAGAAATTTTCCCAGATGTTCAAAAGGAATCCCAACATTCAGATAAGAACGAGGTTAATTATAATACGCCCGATAGATTCGCAACACTGACTTGTCGAGGTATTGACGGTACATGGACCGGAGAAGTTGATATTTCCGAAGATGGCTATTTGTATGTGGACGACCTTGTTCGTGATCGAAAGGAATCATTAAGCCCTAGACGATTGGAAAACCGTTACCAAGATTACCTAAACATTCTTGTTGACCGTAAAAACGATGGATCTAAGGAATTGATGGTTGGTACCAGATGGAATGTGCTTGATCCTTTGGGAAGAGTAGAAGCGGAAAACAAAAATGATCCATTGTATCGTTTTAGAAAAATTCCAGCACTTAATGAAAAAGGCGAATCCAATTTTGATTATCCGGTAAAAGGATTTTCAACCAGATATTATCAAAGGCTTAAAAAGCGACTTGATAAAAATGAGTGGGAAGCAAAGTATCAGCAGAAACCGTATGTTAGAGAGGGATTGCTTTATCCAGAAGATGATCTGCGACATTATAACGGAATTTTACCGGAAGGAGATCACCGTGTTATATCAGCGTGCGACGTGGCATGGGGTGGTGGTGATAGCCTTTCAATGCCGATAGGATATGAATACCCGAATGGAGATGTATATATTACTGATTGGATTTTTAATAAGGGAAAGAAAGAGGTTACACTTCCGTTAGTTATAGGAAAACTTATGGGAGAAGAAATCCGGCAGATTTGTTTTGAAGCAAATAATGGCGGTGATATGTACCGTAAGTATGTTGATGAAAAATTGGAAGAGTATGGTTACAAATGCAGTTGTACGGATAAGAAAGCGCCTGGCAATATGGAGAAACTTTCAAAAATCATTGCGTATTCTGGGTACATAATTCAACATTTTGTATTTTTGGAAGATGAAAAGCAATCCAAAGAGTATAGCGATGCAATGGACGAACTTCTCATGTTTGTACAAATTGGAAGCAATGAACATGATGATGCGGCCGATGGATTGACACAGTTGGCAATGAGCATTGAAAACTTAGGTGGCGTAAAAACAACAGTTATTGATAGCCCTATGGGATAGAGGAGTGATAGAGTGAATACAAGACAGTTGAATCTTGAAAAATATGGAATTTCCGGTAAGCGATACAAAGAACTTTGCGGATTCTGTGAGCAATATCCGGAATGGAAGAATCAATTGAAATATAATAAGGATACAGTTAAGAGCATTGAAATAACAGATATGCCAATTACACATAACAATTCAGATGCTACCGGCAATCTGGTAATTAAGCGAATTGGATTGGAAAAAAAATGCCAGCTGATTGAAGAAACTGCAGAGCAGGCAGGAGAGGATTTGAGCCAATACATCATCAAGTCTGTTTGTTATGAGGTCCCGGTTACATATCTGATTGCTTGTGAGGGTATGCCAATTGGAAAATCAGCATTTTATGAGATGCGCAGATATTTCTTTTATCTGCTTGACCAAAATAAAGCAATGTGAAATGCGGAAAAAAAGGACATACTTTCATGATATTATTATATCATCGCAAAATGAAAAGTAAGCCACTGTTGGAGAAATCCGGCGGTGGCTTTTTAGTTAGGTGGTGAGATTGTGAGCGAGAAAGAACGTAATGTTGAGTTTAAAGGCAGAATTAAAATTTATACAGATGTGAAAGAGATTACGGAAAGTAACGTTATCACAGTTCTTTCAGAAGCTATGCTTAAGCACGAACAGAACCGCTCACAAATTCGAGAACTTATAAACTTTGAAAAAGGCGACCAGCCTTTAAAACGTGAGAAAACATCTCGGAAAGATGTTGATATTCGTTCGATTTCAAACCTTGCTCACCAGATTACAGAGTTTTGGCTTGGTTACTTCTGGGGAAACCACATGGCTTTTGTACAAAAGTCCGATAAGCACCCTAAAGGAAGTAAGCCTATAGATGATGATTCTGCAATTACATTACTGAACGAGATGTATGATGCAGAAGACATGGAGTTCAAAGATCAGATTCTTGCTTATTATCTGGAAGTTTGCGGCATCTGTCCGCAGCTTATCGATATCAAAAGGAATCCAGATGATGAAAGTGCAGTGTTTGACCTTGTGACATTAAATCCAATGTACGCATTTGTTATTTATTCATCAGATGCCTACGAAAGACCAATGATGGGTGTCTCATATTCGGAAGATGAAAACGGGTCTAAGCTATACACATGTATCACAAATGATACTATTTACGAAATTCGTGACATGATACTTATTTTGAATGGTGAAAAGAAAAGCGATGGAAAAGTTATCAATAAAAGTGACAGGGGTATGCAGGTTAATCCATTTGGCAGGGTAAATATCATTGAATTTGAACGTTCTATAGACCGAACAGGTGTATTTGAGCGTCAGATTGATGAATTGAACGCATTGAATATTCTTGAATCCGATTTATGCAACGATGTATCTCAGACCACACAAGCGAATTGGTGGGGAAATGATATTGAACTGGATAAGGACGAGAATGGAAACGTAAAGGGACCACAAGGCGGACAATGGATTTTGACAAAGACAAATGGAGCAGGAAAGCAGCCGAATATTAAAGGGCTTGTCCTTGACTATGACTATGAAGGCGTTCTTGCCAACATCCAAGCAAAGCATGACGGCATTTTGGAAAGAACATTCACGCCAAAGCAGACAGAGCAAAGCGGCGGTTCTACAACAGGAGCAACAAGCCTGTCTTCCGGATGGACAGCAACAGAAGCTGTGGCTTGTAAGCAGGCGGCAATCATCAAGAGAGGTTTTAAAGAGAGAAACCGCCTTGCGTTGATTGCAATTAAAAAATCTCATAACACAGATCCAGAAAGTCCGCTTTTAAAGTTGAAAAATAGTGATATAGAAATTCGACCAATCAGACAGAAAACGTTTGATATGGCGACAAAGGTTAACTCATTGGCTACTATGATTCAGAATCAAATACATCCAAGAATCGCAATGGAAACTGTTGATTTGTTTAGCAATTTAGCGGAAGCTGTTGAAGATTCTGTGCCACAGATTCTTGAATATCAGAAGAAAATGAGAGAAAGCGGAGAAAAAAAGAATATCGATCAACAAAATGAAAAAAAGCCTGACGTAAATCCGGACGTTAAAAGAATCATGCAAGATTCATCTGATCAAGTTAAAAATAGTCCCATTAAAGACTTGTAAAATTCAGTTAATCAGCACTCACAGAAATGTGTGTGCTTTTTATATCCGTCTAGGGAAAGACGTTAATCTCGCAAAAGACAAGGGAATGTCTATAATCACGCAAAATAACCAACTCGTAGGGAAACGAGGGTAATTAATCGCAAAGAAAGAAGAGGTAACAAAGATGGAAAAGAAAGAACTTTTGAAAATGAATTTGCAGCATTTTGCAGAACCGGCAGCAGAGCTACCGAAGGATGAGCCAAAGCCGCCAGCAGCAGAGCCGCCAAAGGACGAGCCGAAAGACGAACCGGAAAATGGTGATCCACAGCCAAATCTTGAAGAGCAGTTACAGCAGATGCGCATTGAGAATGCAAAGCTGAAAAAGGCACAGGAAGATGCCGCTACGGATGCTTCCAACTGGAAAAAGAAGTATAACGCCACTTTAAGTGATGCTGAAAAACTGGCACAGGAAAAGGCTGATAAGGAAGCGGAAAAGGATGCAGAGCTTAACCGACTTCGTAGAGAAAGCGCCGTTTCCAAATTCGAAAAGAATTTCTTGACACTTGGTTACTCACAGGAATTAGCCAAGAAAGCTGCAGAAGCGCAGTTCGATGGTGATACAGACACGCTTTTTCTTGTTCAGTCACAGGCGCAGGAAGCCATTTTAAAAGCAAAGGAAAGCGAATGGTTTAAGAATCGACCGGAGGTAAATACCGGAGTAGGTAGCGGAGGAGACGATCCGTTCTTACAGGGATTCAATTCATAAAATATTTTAAGAAAGTAGAGGTAATAATATGGCAGTTGAATATGCAAGTAAGTATTCAGGACAGGTTGACGAGCGTTTCAAGCTTGGATCTTTAACAGGTGCAGCAGTAAATAATAACTACGATTTCATTGGTGTTGAGACGGTAAAAGTTTTTTCCGTTCCAACGGTAGGAATGAATGATTACAGAGCATCCGGCTCTAATCGTTATGGAGATCCGGACGAACTTGGAAATAACACACAGGAAATGACATTAGGACAGGACAGATCATTTACATTCACAATTGATCGCAAATCATACGACGATACACAGATGACTATGGAAGCAGGAAAAGCTCTTAGACGTCAGATTGATGAAGTTGTCATTCCAGAAGTTGACATCTATCGTATCCACAAGATTTGCGGATCAGCAAAAGCAGCAAACGTTATTGTAGGAGCAACAACGAAAACAAATGCGTATGAGAACTTCTTATCTGTACAGGAGAAGTTAGATGATGCAAAAGTACCTACAGGTGGACGTATTTGCTTATGCAGATCATCTTTCTACAAGAACATTAAGTTAGATGATGCGTTCACAAAGAAAGGCGACATGGCAACACAGATCGCTATCAACGGAGTTGTCGGCGAGGTTGATGGAGTACCTATCATCAAAGCCCCGGCATCTTATTTCCCGGCAAATGTTGATTTTGTTATCACAAATGCAATTGTTTGTGTTGCACCTATCAAGCTTGCAGAGTACAAGATTCACGAAGATGCACCGGGTATTTCCGGTTGGTTAGTAGAAGGACGTGTTCGTTATGACGCTTTCTGCTTGAATGAGAAGTTGGATGCAATCGGTGTTCATGCAACAGCGGCATTAAGCTCTATTGCAATTTCAACACCACCAACAAAGACAAAGTATGCTTCTGGCGAGAAGTTTGATCCTACCGGAATGGTTGTAACTGCTACATATGGTGATTCCGGAGCAACACAGGATGTAACAAAGCATGTTACATATACACCTGATACAATCACACAGGCTGGCAATGTCACTGTATCTTACGCAGAAAACGGCGTTACAAAGACAGCAACACAGGCAGTAACACTTAATTCCTAAAGGAGTGATCGTTGAATGATTTGCTATGAAAAAGACGGCGTTCAGATGATTGTCAACGAAAACATGGTAAGGGTTATGGAATCATGCGGATACAAGAGGGTGGTTGAGAAAACCGCCCCTTCTTCCGTTCAGATTCCAGAGCCAGTGCAGACAATCGAGACAAATCCGAGTGATGCCGATATGGGCGAGCCTAAAACAGGGCAAAAACAGTATCAGAAATCGGAGATTACCAGAATGAGTACGTCTGATCTTAAGGAAGTAGCGAAAACGTTAGGATTGGAAGTAACAGAGGAATCTACAGGGAAGATGTTGAAAGAACAGATTATTGAAAAACTTGGTCTGTAAATGAAATGAGGTGGCAGGATGGCTGATATTGGAGAAAAGCCAAAGGATGATGCGGTAACGCTCACTCCAATGGAGAAATTCAAAAAAGATATTAAGTCGATGATAACTGAATACGATGCAGAAATCAGCGTTTCCGGTCTGACCGTAAGTCTTGCCATCGAATCGTTTGAAATGCTTAGAAATTATCCGGGTTCATGGAACGAAGATAAGATTCTTGCGGACTTGGAGAAAAATAAAGCCAAAATCGCAATGGCGGCAATTGAGATTGAATCCAAAAACGGTGCAGAAAACCAACTTTCGCACGGAGAAAATGGAATCTCAAGAACCTTTAGTGATTGCTTGATGGCTTATAAAGGAGTGATAGGATTTGCGAACTGTATTTAAAAAGAAAGGTTGGTGATCCGAATATCTCCCAACCGCAGGGTTAAGCGGTAAATATCGCCTATAGGGCATAAAAAGAAGATTGTGCGTGAACTAGTGAGTAATACTTACAAGTTTGCAGGCGGCGCACGTTGAGCGGTGGTGGGCGGTGTGCCATATTTCTATTTTGGAAAGGAAGAGGACATGTCAAACGATAAGTTTTTAGATTTATGCAAGAAGATTGTTGTTGACTATTTCAACACTCATGCTGATAAGACCGATAAAAAGCAGATTTCCAAGGATGATGTATTTGTCGTATGGAGTTGCAAGACTTTGCAGAACAACAAGGCACTGGTCAGTACAACCGTTTCAGACGGCATGTATTACGAGATTACCCACAACGGCGATAAGAATGAGACTTATGTGGATGTCTATAAGAAGTGGGAGAATTTCGTTGTAAAGGGAAGTGAGGAATAATCATGGATTTTAAGAAAGCATATGAAGCACTCAAACAGGGTGCTATGATTAAATGCCCGGAATGGGCGGGATATTGGAAATGGGAAGATAATTCCATTAAGATGCACTGTAAGGACGGTAAAATCCTTGATATTCGCGAGACAGAGAATGTTGATTATACTCTCAACTTTATTCTTCGTGATGATTGGGAGATTGTAGGCGAAGCTGATGTAAAGGATTTGGATATCCAGACATTTACATTCGGTGAAGCAATCCGCAGAATGAAAGCCGGACAGAAAGTTGCCCGCAAAGGTTGGAATGGTAAGAAACAGTACATTCAGCTTGCAACAGGGATTTCCTATGTATCAGCAGATGGCGAACTTGTGAATTGTGAGCATGATGCCATTGGCAATAAGGCAATCGCTTTTGTTGGAACATCCGGTGTTCAAATGGGGTGGCTTGCATCACAGGCTGATATGCTTGCAGAGGACTGGATCATAGTAGAATAAATCCTTGTAGCGGTTCTCCTTTTGTCGTATAATGGCGATAAAGGAGAGTAGTAAAAATGAGTATTATAGAGGTTGTTAGTGAAAACGCATGGAACATAGTAATTGGAATAGCAACAGGAGTTATTTCAGGTATTTTAGTGTCAAAAATTTTTTTGATATACCAAGATATAAAGAGCGATTTTATTGAAGTTGTAAAAAATACAACTGCCTTAAAAAATTGCAAGATATTTTATAATTTTTATAAAAATCCAGAGCTAGCAAAAGCATTTCATGTAAAATTACAAGATGATGGAACGGTATCTAAAGAGTTAACATTTCTTTCCATGGAAAGAACTATTTTGAATGAAGTAAAACAGTTACATAATATTTACACAAAATACATGGATAAGAAATTGATAGAAATTAAAAATGAGTATGAAGCAAATCTGGATATTCTTCAAATTGAATGCGAGAAACAATTTAGAAGAGAAGATAGTATAAAGAGTATATTTTCTATGACCGAAACTACTTTAAATAAATTTGATGAATATCAAAAAAACATGTTTAAAAGAACTATGTTTCTTATTTTAAAAGATAAATTAATCATTTTTCTTGCGGTATTTTTTACTATAATGATTTTGATAGCATAGAAAGGATACAATGCGTTCATTAAAGAAAAATAAGCAAAAGATGTACTACGCAACGTACAGTGATGAAGTTCCAGTCTATGAAACAGACGAGGAAGGAAAAATTAAATATACCGAGGTTGACGGAGAACTTAGTCCGATACCGATAGGTACTATGGCAGGCTATAACGAGCCTGTCATTTTTTATGCCAACATTGCAATGTCTGGCGGTGAAGCAGAAGCTAAGGAATATGGCTTCGATATCGGCTCATATCAGGCAGTTTTGGTATTATCGGACAAATCTTTACCTATCACAGAAACAAGCCGGATTTGGCATACCAGTGAGCCAAAGTATCATGAAGATGGTTCAGTAGATGGTGACAGCGCTGATTATTCGGTATTAGCTGTAAAGCCGTCATTGAACAGTATGAAATATCTTCTGAAAAAACTGCCGAAAGGAAATGGATGATATGTCAAAAAAAATATCGTTCGGACTGTCTGTGCAAGAGATTCAGAACGCTATCAAAGAGATTAAGGAATACCAGAACAGCCTTGATGGGAAATGCGAGGAATTGTGCCGCAGATTGACCGCAGAGGGCATATCTATTGCACAGATTCACATTGGTAGTAGTGGTTTTGGTAAGTACATTCATTTATCCTCTGAAATCACACCGGAGAAAGCCGGATGCAAGGCAATCTTTTATATGGAAGATTCACAGAAAATTGTGAGCAAATGGCAGAACCAAGACGGCGTACAAAGTAAAGAAATCTCACCGGCGTTGATGTTGTGTTTCGGATCTGGGTTGAAAGCTGAAAACCCAACCGGCGTGCCTGGGGTAGGGGCTGGAAGTTATGGTGAGCATGGATTAGACCCTAATGGCTGGTGGTATATGGATTTAAATGGTGTTTGGCATCATTCCACGGGAATCGAACCTAAAATGCCAATGTATAATGCCGCAAAAGAATTAAGGAATAAGGTCATAGAAATAGCAAGAGAGGTGTTCAAGTAATGGCAGGATTTGAATGGAATACATTTTATACACATTTGGAAAAGAAGATGAAAAAAGCATATCCCGAATGCAAAGTCGGGCGGTATATTACACCGAAACAGACGGATTTTCCATACTGTGATGTGGCATTAAGTGATATATCCGGTGGAAATTACGATTTGGAAGGTAACGAGGGAGCACAGACACCAATGATTACCGTATCGGTATATGATACTGGAAGTATTGCTGATAATACCTGTTATACGATTTGCAATAAAGTAAAAGAGATTATGCTTAAATATGGTTGGCAGTGTAAATACGGTCCATTACCTGTTGCAAATGCAGCGGACCCAAATGTAAGCCGCTGGGTTGTAAGATTTCAGCGCATCTATGCAAATGGGGATGAAATAGAAGAAGTAAGAACTGAATAAACCCCTCGATTTCGATGGGTTTATATAAAATGAAACCAAGAGTCAGCAATGACTCTTATTTTTATGCACCGGACACCCACTCGAGAGGTGTTCGCTGACCGCTCAAAGTTATGCGGTAGAAAGGAAAGAAGAAATGGCAGAAAAAGCAGTAAGTACAATTAATACCATTCTTGAAATCAGTGAGGATGGAAAAGCATGGGAAAAGTTATGCCCAATCAAAAACTATCCGAAATTAGGCGGAGCACCAAACCAGCTTGAAACAACTGACCTTGAGGATGAATCACAGACCTTCATCAATGGTGTGCAGTCTATGGATTCCATGGAATTCAAAGCTAATTATCTGTTAGAAACATACAAAACAGTATTAGCAAAGTCTGGAATTCCGCTGCATTATCGTCTCTCAATGGGAAAAGATGGAAAAGACGGTGTAGCAACCTGGGAAGGAGAACATGCTGTTTATGTTAATGAAGGTGAAGTAAACGGCGTTCGTGAGATGACAATCAATGTTTCTCCATCCACTAAGATTTCAATTGGTGATAAGACTGCGTGAACAACAGAAGAGACGGAGAAATCCGTCTCTAAGCTGCCAGCAGAAAATGAAGAGGTTGTAACAGAACCGGAAGAGCCGGAAAACAAGGAGGAAGAAGAAAATGGCAACAACAGTAACAATTAATAACAAAAAATATGATGTTCCAAAGTTAGGATTCGGTCACATGGAAATGCTGGAAAGCGAAGGATATGATGTCCTTGCAATGTTTAAGAAAAATCAGATTTTTGCACCAGCAAGTGCTTTTATCATGCTTTGTGCTAAATGTGACAGAGAAGAAGCTAACCGGTTAGCAGAACAGCACATTTATGGTGGCGGCAACATGAATGAAATTTACCAGGCATTTGTAAATGCAATTAAAGAATCTGATTTTTTCAGAAAGGTTCTCGGTATGGACGAGAACAAGAAGAGTACGAAGAAATCTGCGACTGCGGAGATGGAAGTACAGTAGTTGAATTAGCATCTACAGAAAAGTTTTTCACAAATGAAATTTATAATGTATGGCTTCCGGCAGCAATCAGATATGGAATTGACATGAGGACATTTCCTATGTTGAATCCAAGAATCATGAATGCATATCAGGAAGCCTTTACTGAAAAGAAAAAGCAGGAAGCACAGATTATTGATTTGTCTGCATATTACAATGGAATCTATTGTCTTAGAGCAATAGGAGCAGCCTTTTCTAAGAGTTCAAAATATCCGTCACATCCATATAGCTTGATGGATAAAGAAGAACAGGAAGAAGCAGAACCATTAAGCGAAGCAGAACAGTTCAAATTGTGGGCACTTGCTTGGAATAAGAAATTTGAAGAAAAAGAAAATTAGGGAGCGGACGTGTCACAGCGTCCGTTCTTTTTATCTGGCTATCGAATGGGAGATAGTCACAAACCTTTAATAGTTATAAGGAAGTTGGTGAGCAGATGGGAGCAGCGGATATTGACCGTTTAGAGATAGAAGTTGAAGCACAGGCAAAAGGAGCAAATCAGCAGTTAGATGCGCTCATTAGCAAATTGGAAAAGGTATCTTCTGTACTTGGCGGCGCAAGTGGCAAAGGACTTAATTCATTTGCAAGTGGAATTTCTAAGATTTCCGGACATACTGCAGCTATTGAAAAGATGGCATCCAGTATGGAAAAGTTGAAAGATGGTCTTTCCTTTGATTCTCAGAAACTTACTAATATTGCATCCGGAATCAGAACACTATCTGATTCAGCAACCGGCTTTAAAGGTGGAAAATCAGCAGAGATAACATCCCTGGCAAGAGCATTAAGAAAATTCTCAGAGGTAGATACGAATTCTATGTATGGAGTTACCTCTGCATTACAGAATCTGTCTAATGGCTTGGCAGGAGCACAGAATATTAATGTCGCAGGAGTTACAAGCATTGCTGCAGCATTATCAAAACTAGGTGGAAAGAATGCCACTACCGGCACCGGAAATCTTATCAAGATTAAAGATGATTTGGCGAGCTTTGTTGCAGGAATGAACAATATCGGAGCCACGACATTTGATGTAACAGGACTGGCACAGCTTATTCCAGCACTATCTAAGTTGGGTGGCAAGGCATCTACACAGGCTACAAAGAATCTGCCTACATTATCTGCTCAGTTGCAGAGTTTTGTTCGGCAGATGAACCAGATTGGTGAATTAAAATTCAATATGTCTGGAATGAATGAAATGGCATCCGCTATTTCAAGGCTTGGCGGTGTGGCTGCCGGTAGAGCAATTACGAACCTTCCATTATTGGCGAAGAATCTCGCAGAATTAATGGAAACCCTGTCAAAGGCACCGGCTGTAAGTAACAATATTATTGAAATGACCAATGCTTTGGCTAAATTAGCTTCGCAGGGTTCTAAGGTAGGTTCCACATTAAGCACGATGGGTAATAAAGGTAGTAAATCAACCTCTATATTATCCGGATTGTTTTCCTCTGATGGAAAGGCTGGCAAAAGTTTAAAGAGCTTTTCACAGATTGCAGGTGCATTCTACGCTAATTTCTTTATGGTTATTCGAGGATTTAAAGGCCTTTGGAATACAGTGAATTCTTCAATGGATTTCCTTGAAACTGTAAACTACTTTGAAGTAGCCATGCGTAAGCTTGGTGATGATGCTGCAGCGAATTGGCAACAGGCAGGATATGATTCTGCAGAAGCTTATGCATCGTCATTCTCTTCAAGAGCAAAGCAGCTTACAGCCAAGATGACCGGATTTGATATTGATACAGATGGTAATGCTACATATACCGGACAGAAGAATCTTGGAATGAATCCGGATACTGTAATGAACTATCAGGCAATGTTTGCACAGGTATCCGAATCTATTGGTGTGGCAGAAGAAAGTGCGCTTAATTTTTCGACTGCTCTTACAATGCTTGGTACTGACTGGGCATCCTTGAGAAACACTACATTTGAACAGGCATTTGAGAAATTCGCATCTGCTTTGGCAGGACAGTCCAGAGCGGTTCGTGCGTTTGGTATTGATATTACAAATGCTACTCTGCAGGAATATGCTTATAAATATGGTTTGACCGGTGCGATTAGTGAAATGAATCAGGCAACCAAGGCACAGTTACGATTACTGGATATATTAGACCAGTCGAAAGTTGCATATGGTGACTTGGCAAACACAATGGAATCACCGGCTAACCAGTTGAGAATGTTAAGACAGAACTTTTCCAACTTGGCAAGAACAATCGGAAATCTGTTTTTGCCTATTATTGAGAAGGTTCTTCCGTATATTAATGGTCTTGTAATGGCAATGCAGCGACTTTTTGCATGGGTTGGTGGTTTGCTTGGAATCAATCTGAGTGGCATTAACTCATCCATCGGTGGTGCCAGCAATGGCATTGAGGATTTAGTTGGTGGAGCGGATGATGCAGAGGATGCCTTAAATGGTGCGAATGATGCGGCTAAAAAACTTAAGAACACTGTACTTGGCTTCGATGAATTAAATCAGCTTAATGACCCTAAATCCGGTTCAAGTAGTGGTTCCGGCTCCGGCGTTGGTGGCGGAAATCCATTATTAGATGCAGAAATATCCAAGGCGCTTGAAGAGTACCAGAAAGCATGGGATGATGCCTTTGACCGGATGGAAAATAAAGCTCAGAAGATTGCAGATAAAATATATTATGCATTTTCACATGGCAATTTTGAGGGGATAGGTCGATTTATCGGCAGCAGCATTAGAGATGGTCTCAATAAAATTAATTGGGATTCTGTATATAGCGCATCTAAGAACTTTGGTACTAATTTTGCTAAATTCCTTAATGGTCTGATTTCGCCATCCTTATTCGGAACTGTAGGAAGAAGCATTGCCGGTGCTTTAAATAGTGCAATTTATAATGCATTGGCATTTGGAAATACATTCGATTTCAAGGATTTGGGAAAATCTATTGGAACTAGTTTGAACGAATTCTTCAGAACATATGATTTCGCTTCACTTGGACGTACCATTAATGTATGGGCAAATGGAATACTGGATGCGATTATTGCAGCTATTGATACAACCAACTGGGAAATGATTGGACGGCAGATTGGAAAATTCCTTGAGAATTTGAATTTGCTTGAAATCGGAGCCAAGGTTGGTAAAGCACTTTGGAAAGCAATAAATGCAGGAATTAAGACTTTTGCAACGACATTTAGTGCAGCACCGATTGAGACAACCATTGTATCACTGGTTAGCCTAAATAAATTAACCAAGAATATGTTTGGAACAAATGTATTTTCTGGAATTGCAAATGCTGCAAAGAAATTCAATTCATTTTCAAAGGCAGTAGATTTGGCAGGTTCCGCATTAAAGGGAAACTGCTCTTCTATGATGAAATTGGAAAGTGAATATCCAAAAACTGCATCTTTGCTTACTAAGGTTAGTGCCGGATTTTCAAGGCTTAAAACCAGTGCTACTGGTGGTAACTTCTGGGGAAGTCTTAAAACCTCAATTGCTGGTGTAAGAAACAACCTTACAACCCTGCAAAAAGGAGCAATCGGCGTTGCAGCAGTATTTGGAGAAATTACAGTTTTTAAGGAATCTTTCCGTGACATTGTATTACAGACAGATAATATGGCTGCATCAATTGGAAAAGTAACTGTAGCGGCAGGATTGGCAGGAAGTGCATTGTATGTTGTATTTGGTCCGGCAGGAATAGCAGTTGCTGCTATAGCTGGTCTGGTTGGTGCAATAGCCGGAATAAAAGATGCAATGGATGAAATTGTAGATGAAAAGGTCGGAGAAGCTATTTATGATGCTTTTTCCAATCCAGGTGGAGTACCTATAGATACAGTTGTAAGTAATTTCACAGATTCTATTGAAGAAGCCGGTAAAGGATTCTCAACTTTATCTGAAAAATCCAACGAAATGGATAATGTACAGAAAAATATTCAAGATACTTGGATTGAGATAACACGAATCGAAACAGCAATGGATAATGGTGTACTGTCAGTGGAAGAAGGAAAAGAGAAATTAGCAGAGCTTTTCGGAGAACTGGCAACATTGACAGAGCAGAAATTTGCCACAATGGAGCAGACAGTAATTGCAGCATATGGTGAAGGTGGTGCATTACATGATGCCTTAGAAAATATAGGTGCGGATACAGATGCTGCTATTGATGCAATGATAACTTATGGATTCACAAATACAGAGCGTGCAAAGGAAATTGTACAGGAAATGAATCAGGTAGAAGTAGGCTCTGATAAATGGAAAGAACTTTCTTCTGAACTGTATTCTTTAAGTTCTGATTTGGATGGATTCTCAAAGGCAGCGAGTGATTATTCCGTAGATATTAATAATATTGTAAAAGGAATAGATTACGATAAGTTATTCCCAGATGGTAAAGAAGTAGACATGGATGTTCTTAATGGCTATCTGGATGATATGAAAACTGCTGTTGACAATTATGATTCCAATTTGGAAGAAGCACAGAAAGACATTTCGGCATATTGGACGGAACTGTTAAATAGTCCAAATGCAACACCGGAACAGAAAGAAGTTGCTCAGAAAGCATTGGATGATTTGCCGAATGCAATTCAGAATATGAAGGATAAATCCCGTGAGCAGATGACCCAGGTAACAGATCTGTTTCAGACAGACTTTATTGATAAAATCAGTGGAGTTATAACAGATGCTAAATCTAAATGGGAAGACATGAATTTTTGGGAAAAGTGGTTGGCGGGAAATGATGAAGATGAATTCATTAGAGAAGCTGTTGAAAAACAGGTTGGTAATATCGATGAATTATCTGATGCAATTGAAGCACGAATGGACGAGCTTGGAGTGGACGGTGCTGGGTGGAGCAAAGATGTTGGAGAAGATTTACTAAACAATCTGTTTGATTGGGAAGCAATTACAACTTCAGATCTTACTTATTCATTGAAAGATAATTATGAAGAAATTGTCAATAATGCTTTAGAAAGTGCAAAACCTAGCGTAACTGATACTGCAAAAAATGTTGCATCAGCAACAGTAGACGAGTTTAATAATGGTGTTGAAGAATCAAAAGGAGCATCACTTGAGACGCTTGATAATTGGATGGGAGATGCAGGAAATGTTCTAACAGATAGTAGCGTTACGGATGATGCATCAAACAGTGCGAGAAATACGGTTGAAACATTTAATGCTGGAATCAGTAACAATACTGGAACAACTGTTGATACTTTAACCAGTTTTAGAACAACTATTACAGATAATATTGCACCAGCAAGTAGTGATATAGAAAATATAGGAAAAAATATTGTTGATGGCATTAGTAATGGTATGAATCTTAGATTGAAATCTCTTGGAGAGACTACTTCAAAGATTGCCAATACAATAGTGGAAACAACAAGAAGTAAATTGGATATACATAGCCCATCAAAGGTAATGAAAGCACTTGGTAATTATACAACTGAGGGATATTTAATTGGATTGAATAACAAAGTTGGTGATGTGAAAAGTGCTTTATCCAATATGGTAGAGCCGGTTACAATGGAGCCGGTATCTGCCAGAAAATTTGTTGCCAGGGAGAAAGTTGCTATGGCGAGCATTACCGCACCAAGAAATACGGTAAGTACAGATGCTATAATGCAAGGATTTATGGAAGAGATGAAACCGGCTATTACCGAAGCGGTTTTTGAAGCAATGATGGCTAATTCCAATAGCAGCACTGGTGAAAAGAATGCTCCTACTGTTGAGGTTACACTGAAAGCAGATAATGAAACACTTTATAAGATGGTGAAAAAGGGCAAAGAGAGTTACAATCGAAGATACCATATTGTAGAAGATATGGGGTAAATACTATAGTTGAAAATGCTCCTATAGTGTGATATGATTTTTCTATCACATTATGGGAGGTATAAAATGGGTTTTTTTAGAGCAAACAAATTTATTGATGGATATTCAAAGTTGGAAATTGGAATGCCGAAGGAAAAGGTTTTGGATTTATTAGGGAAACCTAATGGACAAAAAGTAAAAGATGGTGAAGAAATCCTTGTTTGGTTAAATTCTGAATTCAAAGGGGCTTTACGAGGGGGAACAATAGAACGCCGGATAGAAGTAACTTTTTCAGATAATAAGGTTACTGGATACGATGGACAGAATATTTCTGCAAGTGCGTGGTAAAGTCGATATTTTATTGTTCTATCACATTATGGGAGGAAAATATGAAAAAAAGAACAAAAGAAAATATTTTAATGTTTTTATGGGCTATAGTTTCCATCGCACTATTATTCCAGTGTAGATTTGTTGGCATAGAGATATACAAAGTTGTTGAGTATTCAGGATATCCACTAGAAAGACTTTATACATCGATGTTTTTAGTGCTGGGTGTATTAATTATCTTTGAAATTGTTTTTGCAAACATTTCGATAGATATACTTAGAAGAAGAGCGAGAGAAGAGACCAAGAATATAGAGTGACGAGAGAGTAACGCAAGAGGCATCCTAACGGGTGCCTTTTGTATTGACATTTTCAATAAAACAAATTATTATAATAAAAAAATAAATAGTAGCTTGAATTAGTGAGGTCTGGAAATAAAGTGCAAAACCAGAAAAGTACGGTTATATGCCGTCCTAGTTTGATTAAGTCCGTAGCAGGTAACATCAAACATAGGGCGGCTTTTTGTTTACATAAAATCATCAAGGAGGAATGGTGTATGTTAGTAGAAATTATGAAAGTGAAGAATGAAGAAGTAACAGTAGTAACAAGTCTGGATGTTGCTGAAACATTTGGAAAAGAACATGCGAGGGTACTAAGGGATATAAGAGACCTTGATTGTAGTGATGAATTTAGAGTCGGCAATTTTGCCGAGTCCTATTACATCAATTCACAGAAGAAAAAGCAACCATTGTATTATATAACAAGAGATGGATTTACACTTTTAGTAATGGGTTATACCGGCGAAAAGGCTATGAAGTTTAAGGAAGCCTATATAAAACAGTTTAATGCAATGGAAAAGGCATTGATTGGAAAAATTAAAGAGCGTGAAAAAGGAATTGCAGTTAGACAGGCTTTGACAAAGGCAATTCAGCAGTCAGGGGAAAATGATAGAATGCATGGACATGCATATTCAACATATACAGACTTGATTTATAAAGCTGTTTTAGGAAAAACTGCGAAGCAGCTAAGGGATGACTATGGAGTTGGAAAGCAGAATAATTTAAGAGATTTGCTTTCGGCAGAGGAACTTGCAAAAGTTAAATCTGTGGAAATGGTTGTAAGTGGTCTTGTAGATTGTGGTTGGGGATATAATGAAATCAAAGCATTTATTACCAATACAGAAAGAAAACTAATTGCAGCATAAAAATTAAGCACTTACCTTTAGTTGGTGAGTGCTTTTCACATATATAGAATTTACCGGCTATTGTTTGAAATAGTCGTAAACCTAAAAGAATTGTAGGTAGGTGGACAATATATGGCAATGATATGGGTAAATGGTGTGGTTATTAAAACGCCAACATCTTTTAGCTGGGGACTGCAGGATATATCAGATTCAGATTCCGGAAGAACGCAGGATACCATAATGCATAAGAATAGAGTTGGGCAAAAACGTAAGATTTCGCTAACTTGGGATAATGCAACGAAAGAGGATACGGCTGCTATATTACAGGCATTTAATCCGGAATATGTAGATGTAACTTATCCGGATGCAATGAGTGGCAAAGATGAGACTAGAACATTTTATGTAGGTGATAGAACTGCACCTATGAAAATGTGGACGGTTAATAAGAAAATTTATTCTCAAATCAGTTTTAATATAATTGAGAGATAGAAGGGCAGGAGTGCGATGTTAGATTTATCAACTGAATTTAAGCAGGAAATGTATAATGACAACCGAAACTTTCTGCCTTTTTTGGATATAACGCTTGTTAATGGAAAAGTATTGCATATTACAAAGGAAAAGGTATGGGAAAATACCTTTAAGATTGAAGATGCTACATCCAGTCAGAATAAATTTACTATTGGTGCAGCAGTCACCGGAAAGCTGAAAGTTACGCTAAATAATATTTATGATGATTTCAGTGATTATGATTTTGCTGATGCAACAGTAATTGCTTATGTTGGGTTACAGCTATCAAACACCATTGAAAAAATCAGGGTCGGAACATACATAGTTGATGAGCCTAGCTATGATGGCTCAACAATCACATTATCCTGCATTGATTATATGAGTAAGTTTGATAAACCATACTCTAATAGTAAATTAAGTTATCCGGCAACTATATCTGCTATATTGGCAGATGCGTGCAGCAATTGTGGAATTTCCATGTTGAGTGCAAATATTCCAAATGGAAAATATACGGTAAAGAATCGACCGGATGATAAAGCAATGACATTTGGTGATATTGTTGCCATGGCTGCGCAAATATCCGGTTGCTGGGCGAAAATGGATGCCTACGGAAGATTAAAACTTGATTGGTATAATATGTCAGCATTTGAAATCAACTCTGCGTTGGATGGTGGAACTTTCCAGACAACAACAAAGCCGTATTCCGATGGGGATGATGCAGATGGTGGTAATTTCAAGGATTATTCCAGTGGAGATAGCATTGATGGCGGTACATTTACCGACCAGAAGACATATCATCATATATTTTCAACAAAATCTTTTGATGTATGCACAGATGATGTAGTAATAACCGGTGTAAAGGTAACAGAAGTATTCGATAAAACAGACACGCAGAAGAAAGCAACGTATCTTGCCGGTAAAGAAGGGTATGTAATTGAAATATCCGGCAATGACTTGATTCAAGAGGGAACAGCTAAGACAGTAGCAACGTATTTATACAAGCGTATTGGTGGAATGAGATTCAGACCGTTGACAGTATCAACACTTGGCAATCCTGCTGTTGAAGCAGGGGATGTGGCTTATGTTACTGACCGAAAGCAGAATACTTATCAGGCATTTATCTCCACTCGGACATTTACTCTTGGTGGCAGCCTAAATATATCCTGTGATTCTGAAACACCGGCGCGAAATAAAACAACACAATTTACGCAGTTCACCAAGGCAATTGTAAAAGCCAGAAATGAGAGCAAAAAGCAGTTATCTTCTTACGATTTAGCAGTACAGCAGCTTACCAATCTGATGACACAGTCATTTGGTGTATTCAAATCAGAGGAAATATTAGAAGATGGCAGCATTGTTTATTATATGCATAATAAGCCGGAGCGTGCAACCAGTTCGACTATTTGGAAAATGACAGCAGATGCTTTGGCTGTATCCACAGATGGCGGTAAGACATGGAATGCAGGTATTGATTCATCCGGTAATGCAGTTGTAAATGTTCTGAATGCTATCGGGATTAATGCGGATTGGATAAACGCCGGAGAAATAACTGGTGTAAGTATAAATATTGGTAATGGTGTATTTGTTGTAGATAAAGAAGGGGCTGTTACAATTAAATCTGGGAATTTCAACATTGGTGGAGGAGTATTTAGTGTAGATTCCAATGGAAATTTAACTTCAAAATCTGCATCTATATCAGGTGGAGATATTACCTTAAGTTCGGATATTCAATATGACTCAAAACTTAATTTGGTACGGACATATAATGGAAAAACATATGGAAGCGTGAATTTAGCGGCAGATTTAATTAAAATGACAAGCGGAACCGGAACATGTATTAATATCACTACTAGCGGTTCTCAATTTGATTCGCTTTATATTGGCAAGTCAGATACTCCGGTAATGCACAACTATTCATTATTGGTGGATGGAGATGCAAGTATAAAAACAAATTTGATAGTATCAGGCACAAAATCAAGAGTGGTTAATACAGAAAATTATAAAGACCGGCTGCTATATTGTTATGAAACACCATCTCCTATGTTTGGTGATATAGGAGAGGGAACCATAGATGAAACCGGTAAATGTTATGTTTATATCGACGATGTATTTGCAGAAACAATAGATACAGAAGTTCAGTATCAGGTGTTTTTGCAGAAATACGGTGATGGAAGTATTCATGTAAGTGAAAGAACACCGTCATATTTTGTTGTAAGTGGAACTCCAAATATGAAGTTTGGATGGGAATTAAAGGCTATTCAAAGGGAGTATGACACTATGCGTTTGGAAGAGTCCTCGGTATTGCCTGATGATGCAGATAACGAGGATAGTGCAGCAGAAACCTATAATTATTTAACATCATTGTTATATGATGTGGAAAGTGAGGAAGTATCATGAAAAATATTAAAGGATTTGCAGTAGCATCGGATGGGAACATGAAAAGAATTGCCATTACATTTGATGAAATCAGTGATACCGGCAAGGTAATTAATTCCAATGTTAAAATGAATCGAATTATCACAGATGAAAACGTGCTTGCTGCAGTTTCAACACTTGAGCAGTATGGTCAGATTGTTATTGATGAATAGAGGTGATTCAATATGGCAATTCAGATGCGAAAAGGGTTAAAGGCAGATTTCGACCCGACAAAGATGTTGCCGGGAGAATGGGCGGTATCTATCGACAGTGATACAAGTAATCAGATTGTATGGATGTGCTTTGCAGCCGGTGTCGTAAAAAGAATGGGAACATATGAAGATTTCAAAGATATGATTCGAGATGCAACCAAAGACATCCGGGATGAATATGTAACTGAATTCAACTCAATTCTTGAGCGGATAGATAAATTAGCTGACACAACAGCGAAGAATACAGATACTGTAGTTAAGATACATGATGATATAGTAAATACCTATTTACCACAGATTATCGAGAATGCCAATCTAGCCAGTTCTTCCGCAACAATAGCGGTAAATAATGCTGCATTATCTAAAAGCTATGCAGTCGGTGGGACTGGTACACGAACCGGTGAAGATACTGATAACAGTAAATATTATAGTGAGCAGTCACAGGCGAGTAGCCAGACAGCACAATCCTATGCTGAACAGGCAGAAGCTGCAGGAGACGAAGCGGTGAATAAGATAAATCAAGCCTTATCACAGAATGTTCCACAATTTACGATTGATTTTACAACCGGGCACCTCAAATATGAGGGTGGTCGGTTCAATTTTGAAGTTAAAAATACAACAGGACACTTATTATGGGAGGTGGCAGTCTAAATGAATGATGCGGGAAAGATAGCGTTTACTCCAAAAGGGGATTACAGCAGCGCGGTTACATATGAATATCTCGATACTGTTGTATATAGCGGAAATGCATATGCCGCGCTTAAGACAACAACCGGTAATGCACCGGAAGAAGGCAGTGAGTATTGGACATTGCTTGCAAGAGGTGGCACATCTGTTCCAGTAGCAACAGAAGACACCGAAGGAGTAGTAAAAGCCAGTGACGATATTGGAGTAGATTCAGATGCTAAAATGATTCTTAGAACAGATTTTACAGAACAGAAAAATCTAGTTGAAATTGAAAGTGGGGAATCCAGAAAAGTATTCTTTGGAAAAATTGTAAAAGCTGTATCTGATCTGATAAGCCACGTTGGGTTAAAAGCATCTTCTGATAAAGCGGGGCATTTAAAAATAAGTAATAGTGCTGCTATTACAACAGCAGGGGAGTATGCCCTTGATGCAAGAGAAAAAAATGCTTCTATTTCTGGAACACTTGCAAATAAGGTGAGTGAGTATGTAATAATTAAACCTGTTAAAATATATAGCAAGACAACAATAGCGGCAGGACATGGTGCTACATTATTTTTTGCAATACCAACAATAAAAGGCTATAAGTGTGTTTTAGGAATTGGCGGAACAAGTAGTAATGGAGCTATTGTTCCAATCCGTTGTTCCAATGTACCGAGTACAGATGGAACAATGCAGCTATTTTATAAAAATGAAGCAGGCACAGCACAAGAAATTGAAGATTTATATTGCAATATGATTTTCGTAAAAGACATTTAAAAGAAAAGGAGAAAAAAGAATGAGCAAAGAATATGTAATTATCGGCAAAGAAAATTATAAAACCGAATCTGTAGTAACAGGGGGAGATAGTATCAGCTTTTCACTGTCTGATATGGAAATTGCAGTTGCAGTAAAGAAGTTTAAAACCGTTACAGAGTTATCCATTTCTGGTGATGACTTAAAACCTTACGGTATATACAGTAATTTAACCTTTAACGCTGCTTTGGTTGATGATAATGGACTTGTAACTGTCATATATCATATCATGCAATCTGTAGATAAACGTCTTTCTGAATTGGAAAAGACACAGATTGAACAGGATGAAGCAATCGCAGAAATAATTGGGGGTGATTTAGATGCTGAGTAGACCAGTAAAGAGCATTATGGTTCGTGTAATTAAAAGAAGAATTGCAGAGGGAGAAAATTTGGATAGCATTCTTGAAAGCTACCCGAAATTATCAGATGAGGACAAAGAGGAATTGCGTAAAGAATTCAATTAAATGGGGTGTGAGATATGGACATGGATGCAATCGAAATTGAACACAGAATTACAGAAGTTGAGCAACGGGCTAAGTCAAATACGCATCGTATAGACAAACTGGAACCTATTGTTGAAGAAATACATACAATGTCAAAGACAATGGTACAGCTCGTGGAAGAAGTAAAACATACGAATGAAAATGTGTGTGCCTTGGATGAAAAGGTGGACCGTATGGATAGCCGGGTGGACGAGATGGAGCGTGCACCTACAGAGGATATAAAGAAATATAAGAATACAGCAGTAACAGCAATAATCAGCACGGTTGCCGGAGCACTGGCATCTGGGTTGATTTTTTTAATTGCACAAAATTTATGATTTGGAGGATTTAAATATGACGGATTTAGGATTTTTAACAGAATTTATGGTGCCTGTGATTGTAGGAATTTGCTTGTGTGTAGGATATATCGTAAAGAAGTGGATTAATGATGTAGATAATAAATATATCCCTACCATTTGCGCTACTCTTGGTGTTATTCTGGCAATCTGGCTTAACGGATGGACAGTTACAGCACCGATATTATTAAGTGGCTTATTTAGTGGATTGGCAAGCACAGGACTGCATCAGTTATTTAAGCAGTTGTTAGAGAAAGGTGGTAATAAAGATGGCAAATAGAAAAATAGGACAGGCAGGACTTAATTTGATTAAGCAGTTTGAGGGATGTCGGCTTACTGCATATCAGTGTGCTGCCGGAGTATGGACGATTGGCTATGGTCATACTTCCGGAGTAAAAAAAGGTATGACCATCACACAGGCACAGGCAGACGCGTACTTAAAACAGGACTGTGAAAAGTTTGAAAAATATGTTAATAGTGCAGCGTATGTTCCTATTACAGAAAGCCTTAATCAGAATCAGTTTGATGCACTGGTTAGCTTTGCTTTTAATCTTGGACAGGGCAATCTTAAGAAATTGTGTGCTGGACGAACTGCATCCCAGATTGCTACATCCATGCTGCAGTACTGCAAGGCAAATGGAAAAGTTCTGGCAGGTCTTAGAAGACGTAGAGTAGCAGAGCAGGCACTGTTTAATAAAACAGTTGCAATGGCACCGGCAACAAGTACATCAAAAGCGGAAAGTGAGGATTACAATATGAAAGTAATTAAAAAAGGCAGTAAAGGTAATGCAGTAAAGATTTGGCAGATTATTGTTGGAGCAAATCCAGACGGAAGATTTGGCAGCGGAACAGAAAGTAAGACAATTGCTTGGCAGAAGAATCATGGACTGACTCCGGATGGCATTGTAGGAAAGAATTCTTGGAAAGCAGGATTGGAATCATTATAGAAATATGATAGAGCCGGTAGAGAGTGTTATTATATGATGCTCTTTGCCGGCTTTTTTTAGTAGAAATTTACTATTTACAAAACAAATGTTCGAATATATAATAAAGACACCAAAGAAAAAAGGAGCAAAACACATTGAATAGTATTCTAAGAACCAGCATCCCGGTTCAGATGATTTCGTGCACTGATACGGATGGAAAGATAACACCAATGCGGTTCCGGTTTAAGGACATAGATGGCAGTATAGTATCTGTCACGATAGATAAAATTTTAAAAAGAGAAAATTTGACAAGGCTTATTGGAATTAAGTACCAATGTACAGCTATTATATATGGTATGGAGAAAGGCTTTACGCTTCAATACAATTATTCCATGCATGAGTGGAAAATGATTGAAATAAGTCAGCAGGAAGTCTAATATTATTTTTTTCAAATTCATACATACTACTTACATATACACAAATGGTGGAGGTAGTAGTATGGCAAAAATGAAATTGTGGAATATTCGAAGTGAACGAAATATTACCACTAGAGAACTGGCAAATTTATCTGGAATTAGTAAATCTGAAATCAACAATATTGAAAATGAAAGATATTCACCAAGACTCTCTCAGCTTGAAAAACTTGCTGCAGCATTGGATATTGGAATCGTGGATTTATTCGATTCGGAGTATAAATATGCGCCTAAATAAAGAGTCTTGTCCACAACCGTGGACAAATTCACAAAAGTAAAGACAAATAATGGAAAATATAATATAATGATTATATGTAGTAACAGGGGAGAAAGCGGAAAAATTATTTAGCTTAATAGCTTTTTCTTTAAAAAAATAAAAAAATGGTCGAAATAGGGGAGAAAAAACTTTTTTTATTTTATACAATGATTATGTCACCGATGAAATCGCAAATATGCAGCAGGAGAGGGAGATTTTTATGAATTCTAAAAAAAACATTGTGAAAGAAGAAAACAGTTATATGCAAATGTCAAACGAAAAGTATCGAAAAGAGATTATTTCTATTTTCACTAAAATGAATAGCAATGATAGATTACGCTTTTGGTACAGATACATAAGAGCAATAGAAAACGGAGAGGATTAAACCTCTCCGCCATGCTCCTTGGAATACATCAAATCAATCATATCATCTACGGATTTCTTATTTTCACTTAATAATGACATATATCTAGTTAATCTATCGGCAAATGTTGAATCGTTTTTCATTTTTCGAGTAATTTCAATCAGTAAATTTGAGTTTTCATCTGAATATAAATAATCTACATTCGGTTCTTTCCCGGTCATAAGATATTCAACAGAGACATCAAGAAAATTAGCTATCTTAATCATTTTTTCAGTGTTTGGCTTACTCTTTCCTTTTTTCCATTCTGAAAATACAGGAGATTTTATTCCTGTTGCTCTTGTTACGTCTGCGGCTTTTAATCCTTTTTCCTGCAGTAATCTTTCAAAAATTTCATACATATTTTAGCACCTCATAAAAAACTAGGAAATTCTAAAAAAGGCATTGACAAACTAGAGTATCCTAGATATAATGAGGATACAAGTTAGGAAATCCTAGATTATTTTAATAATGTTTTCTGGACAATTACATTATATAGAATTTTCTAACTAATTTCAATACAAAGTTAGGATATTTTGTAAAAAGAAAAGACCTTGCGAGGTTACTTTACCCAGTTGAACAGGTACTCACAAAGCCTTTCTCCAAAATTTTTTTACCTACACGCGTTGCAATACGTCACAACCCAAGGTCGCGTTTGGTATGCACTTCCCTGTGCAAGACGCTTGTTTCTGACGGCGAATTGTTGTGTGCTTCTCTGCACTTCGAACAGAGATTGTGAAGCATACCAAGAAGTAACACACGGCTTCTATGGCGCGCAACTCACTTTAGCGGTTTTTGTTCCGCTCAGAGATCAGCCTTACGCATCGTAATTATGTAGGAACAGGGCAGTTTCAATATTGCTTTCAGGCGGCAACACCTACTTTCTACCTTTAATAAGGCTAAGATAATTATACAGAATATCCTAACTGATTTCAAGGAAAGGAGAGATTGAATGTATCAGAAATTTGAGCAACTCGTGAAAGCAAGAGGAATTACTACATATAGGGTTGCGAAAGACATCGGGCTTGCCCCAACAGTGTTTTCTGATTGGAAGTCTGGTAAGAGCAAACCCAAAGTAGACAAGCTGAAAAAAATTGCAGATTACTTCGGAGTTACTATTGAGTATTTCTTGGAGTAAGAAAGGAGAAGAATGAACGAATTACAGATTTTTAACAATGACGAGTTTGGAGAAATCCGAACGGCAGTAGTAAACAATGAACCGATGTTTTGTTTGTCTGACATTTGCAAATCGCTTGGTCTTAGCCAGCCATCCAAGGTCAAAGAGCGACTTAACGAAAAGGGTGTGCGTATTATTCCTACCCTTACATCCGGCGGAGAGCAGAACTTGCTTTATATCAATGAGCCAAACCTTTATAAGGCAATTTTCCAAAGCCGGAAAGAATCGGCAGAGCGTTTTACAGAGTGGGTAGCATCAGAGGTTCTCCCATCAATCCGTAAGAACGGCGGTTATATCGCCGGGCAGGAGACATTATCTGATGAGGAATTGCTTTCCAAGGCTTTAATGGTGGCGCAGAAGAAAATTAAAGAAAAGAATCAGTTGATTGCAATGCAGGACAGCAGAATTCATGAGATGCGTCCGAAAGAGATTTTTGCCGATGCTGTATCGGCAAGTCACACATCAATCCTTATTGGTGATCTTGCAAAGTTGATTTGCCAAAACGGTTATCAAATCGGGCAGAAACGATTATTTCAGTGGTTACGAGACAATGGATATTTGATGAAGAACGGAGCATCAAGGAATATGCCACAACAAAGATATGTTGAGCAGGGCTTATTTGAGATTAAGGAAAGCAACGTTCAGAATCCGGATGGATCTGTTAGAATTACCAGAACTACTAAGGTTACCGGAAAAGGACAGATTTATTTTACTAATAAATTTCTGGAAAAGAAAAAAGGTGAATTATATGAAAATTAAAAAAATTTCATTTGTTGTGGAAGCTGTCGGAATGGCAATTCTTTTCACAAGCATGAGTTGTGATATTACTGAAAATCCGATAGTTGCTATCCCCTTCATTTTTGGATTAGTAGTTTTAGCATTAGGGGCAATGCTGGAAAGGAGCTTTAAAGATGCAGAGAAAATCATTGAGAAAGATAGTCGCACTTATCGTTGCAGTAGTGATAATGACATTGTCTGGCTCGACTTTGAAGATAGAAGCGGAACCAGCAGACACATGGATATGTAATGAGTTTCTTCCTTATATAATGCAATCTCAAATCAGTATCATCTTTGCCCGGAAATGGTAATGGCAATCATTGAACACGAAAGTAGTGGACAGGCTAATGCATCAAACGGTAATTGCAAAGGTTTGATGCAGATTTATGAGAAGTACCACATGGACCGTATGAAGAAACTTGGCGTAACAGATTTATATGATCCATACAGCAATATACTTGTGGGGTGTGATTATCTGGCAGAGCTATTTAGTGAATATGAGGACATGGGAACGGTTCTTATGGTATACAATGGCACCAAAAATGCGGTAAGCCGTGGAGATGCTGCAGATTATACAACATATGCATTGGGGATAATGGAAAGGACGTATGAACTTGAAGAAATACATGGGAAACACCAAATCAGTCAAACGTCAGTTGGCTAATGAATATATCAAAGAAATATACAAAAAGAGAAAAGGAATCCCACAACCGACCAAAGCAGAGGATTCCCAATCAAAGCAATAGCATAAGCTATTTGCGCCTATTTTAACATACTTAAAGGAGAATTTCAAACATGGACAAACTTTTAGAGAATAATAATGTAGAACTTGTAGGCGAAATTGTGTCTGATTTCAGATTTAGCCATGAGGTATATGGCGAAAGTTTTTATTTTGTTGATTTAGCTGTAAAACGAATGAGCGAAACAATTGATTACTTACCACTTTTGATTTCGGAATATTTGATTGATGTAAATACAAATCATATTGGTGAAATCATTCATGTAACCGGACAGTTCCGTTCTTATAACAGACATGAGGAACTTAAGAACCGGCTGGTTCTCTCCGTATTCGTCCGGGAGATTGAGTTTATTGAAGAAGAGACAGAGGAGATGAAGAGCAATCAGATTATTCTGGATGGCTATATTTGTAAGGACCCGATTTATCGTAAGACTCCACTTGGAAGAGAAATTACAGACTTGTTGGTGGCAGTAAACCGTTCCTATAGCAAATCTGATTACATTCCTTGTATCTGCTGGAGTAGAAATGCACGCCATGCATCTGGACTTCAGCTTGGAACACATTTAAAAATTACTGGACGCATACAGAGTCGGGATTATATCAAGCATCATTCAAATGGTGAGGAAGAAGAAAGAAGAGCATATGAGATTTCAGCATCAAGAATTGAGGTGATTTCTGATGAGAAATAGAGCAATTAATGCATTGATTGAGATGGGAATGTCGGCTAGCTTGAAAGGATTTTATTATATTGCAGACGTCATGGAATTATATCATGAAAGAAAAAACGATTATATGAATATGACCGCAACATACAATCAGATAGCCGAAAAATATGGTATTACTTGGCATTGTGTTGAAAAGTCAATTCGTAATGCTTTTAACACATTAATAAAAAAAGGAAATAGAACGGCAATAGAAAAGTATTTATCATATGACAACACCACAAACAAAAATTTATTACGCTTATTTCATTTAAGACTTGAACAGGAATTGGAGGAATAAAATTATGCGAATCATTTTAAAATCATTACACATTGAGAATTTTAAAGGAATTAAAAGTCTTGAAGTGAATTTTTCAAATAAAACAAGTATTAAGGGGCAGAATGCAGCCGGAAAGACAACTATCTTTGATGCTTTTACCTGGTTGCTTTTTAACAAGAATAGTGCAGGAGAGGAAAAGTTTAATGTTAGGCCTTTGGACAAGGACGGTAAGAAAATTGATAACGTAGAAATCAAGGTTGTAGGTGTATTGGACGTGGAAGGCAAGGAAGTAATGCTTTCTAAGGTGCAGAAGCAGAACTGGGTTAAGAAGCGTGGAACCGACACCGTGACTTTGCAGGGAAACCCAAATTCATATGAGATTGATGGTTATCCGAAAAGTGAAGCTGATTTCAAGTCATATGTTTCCGAGCTGTCGCAGAGTGAAGATATGTTCAAGTTACTGACCAATCCACAGTATTTTTCTTCTTTGAAATGGAAGGAGCAGAGAGATATTTTAATGAAACTTACAACAGAGGTCTCAGATGTGGAACTTGCACAGACAGATTCACAGTATGCTCCGTTACTTAGTGAATTGGAAAAGGCACCGTCTACAGACGATATCCGTGCTAAGTTTTCCAAAGCACTTACAGAATGGAAGAAAAAACAGGCTGAAATTCCGGTCCGTATTGATGAAGCCGAGAAATCCAAGGTTGATGTGGATACTGCAGAGCAGGAGTTATTAAAGACTGATTTGGAACGGCAGATTAAAGAAATTGAGTTACAGATGAAATCTTCATCCAAGGTGATTGATGATTTAGAGCAGCAGAAATTCGAATTACAGTTTGAAATTAATGATTGCAAGAGAAAAGCAAATGAATCACTTATCAAAGAGCGGCGGTCGTTGGATGACAGAAAGGATGAAGCAACAATAAAATTCAATGATTTACATAAACAGATTACAAAACTGGAAAGTGAAATTGTTGAAAAGAAAAAGAGAATTCCTACATTGGAAAGCGAAAAAGCAGAACTTGGAAAGCAGTATATGAGTGAAAAGGAAAAGACTTTTGATGAATCATCGTACCTGTTTGATGAATCTAAGTGGAAATTTGATGAATCAACTACAGTCTGTTCATTATGTGGACAGCGGTTGCCAGAAGATAAAATTGAGCAGTTGAAGACTGATTTTGAAGAGAAAAAAGCAAAAGCAAAAGAAGATGCTGCAGAACGCTTAAAAACAATAAGAGAATCATTTAACAATCAAAAGGTTGCAGAATTGAACCGGATTGCTTCTCTTGGTACTGATAAGAAATCAGAAATTGAAATAATGAAATCTGATATTGAAGATGCAGAAAAGAAACTTCCAGAACTTCGTGAGCAGGAAACAGAACAGATGAAAATTAAAAATGAATGTATAAAAAAACTATCAGAGTTGCCGGAAGAAGCTGATTTGAGCACCAATGAGGACTACAAAGCATTGATGAAGAAAAATACTGATTTGCAGTCACAGATTGATTCTGCGAGAGCAAACAGCATTGATACATCGGAATTAGAATCGAAAAAATTAGAATTGGAAGCTGCATTAGAAGATGCAAAAACAATCATTGCACAGGCTGCTAAGAATGTTGAGGTTGACGAGCGTATCGCCGAGTTGCAGGCAGAGCAGAAAGAAATCGGGCAGAAAGTTGCAGACCAGGAACAGATGCTTTACTTACTGGAAGAGTTCATCCGCTTCAAGCTGAATAAGGTTTCTGAATCCATCAACAGTCATTTCAAGACGGTTAATTTCAAACTCTTCGAAATGCAGTTAAATGGCGGCATGAAAGACTGTTGTGAGTGTACAGTAAATGGCGTTCCGTATTCGACTTTGAACAGTGGTCACAGAATTGTAGCCGGACTTGATATTATCCGCTCGTTAAGCGAATTGTACGATGTGAGCGTGCCGATTTTCGTAGATAACGCCGAATCGCTGAATGAGTTCAATGTGCCGGATATGGATGCACAGTTAATTCTTTTGAGCGTTTCCGAGGATAAGCAGTTGAAAGTTGAAGCTATGTGATATGGACTATCCAATAAATGCAAAGGCAATCGAAATCATTGACAAATACATAGAAGCAGGGGAAACGCTTGAGCCTGGAACTGAAAGGATTTGCATGGCTACATTCAAAACCATGTGCGAAGAAGTATTTAATGAGAAATGTGTTATGCGCTTGGTACATAGAAAGGGCGAAGAACCTATGTTCACCGAGTGGGATGTGAAATACGATACATATTTTCAAGGCAACACGTTTTATTCGTTTTCTTTTCTTGGTGGCAGATTCGGTTCCGGGTATCGGTACTTTCTGAAAGGCAAGTGCGAATTATATTTTGAAAAGCACGCAAGACAGATAATAAGCCTGTTTCTTTCGGAAAGATGCATCAGTATCGAAGATGCAATACTTAAAACGGACTGTTTCTTAGAACTGTGGAATGTATTTGAAAAATGGTTCGATGATAGGAGAAATAAATTCATGGAAAATATGAAAGCAGATATTCAAGAAATTCGGAGCATGTCAACAAGGAAAACACCGCAATCGCATGGCGGTGTGGCTAACCTGCTGAAAGTTCTGACAAAGACAATGGAAAAGCAAGGTTCTGATATTGCAAGCATTGCAAAGGTACAGTATGCAATATGCGTACAGGCAGGGATTTACATTCCGGACGAGTTTATCAGAGATGTTGCAGTCACATTGGATATGCCAATAAAAAATGAAGAAAGTGAGGTATCAGAATGAATTATATCAAAGCAAAGTTTCCAAACAGCACCAGAAGTTATACATACCGCACCGAGGATTCCGTAAAAGCCGGTGACATGGTTGTAAATGCCAAAGGTGCAAAGCTGACGGTTACGGATGAATCTGTGGATATGAAGTGGGTGGAAACCTATGGTGCTGATAAGGTGGCAGCAGTAAAGAAGTATGAGGAACCGGAGAAACGGTACATCATCGAGCGTGAGTTTGAACACGCAGGCTACAAATGTATTGTGATATTTGGCGCTATTGGCCACAGATGCGGTTATGTCGGTATCCCAAAGAACCATCCGTTATATGGAAAGGATTACAGAGATTACCTTGAAATTAAGAAATCCGATGTTGGTGACAGAGAAGTAAGTGGAATTTTCCCTTTGCTTGGTGCTTGCATGGATGAAGATGAAAGAATCCGCATTGAAGCATATTTCCAGTGCCACGGTGGTATTACATACGCAGGCGGTGGAGAACATTCAGATTATCCAATCGAAAGTGATTTGTGGTGGTTTGGATTTGAATGCGGACATGCAGGAGATAAGTCGGATTTGGATTATGCGATACAGAAGTTTCCGGGCCATATAAAAGAGTATCAACTACGAAAAATGGTTGAAAGTAAATATCCGATTGATGATGTTATCCGCACCGAAGAATATGTTGCGGATGAGTGCAAGAATTTAGCGGAGCAGTTAAAAGAATTTGAAGAAAGCGAGGAAAAATAATTATGGCAGAAACAAAGAAACAGGAAGTAGCAACAAAAGGAAAAGAGCAGGCGAGCCTTGTTGTAAATAATGCATTTGTGGATGGCTTGGTTGCGCAGTTGCAGCAAAAGGAGAAGTTTGGTCTTACTTTTCCTAAGGGATATAACTATGCCAACGAGTTAATGGGGGCATATCTCATTTTGAAGGAGACGCAGGATAACAATAAGAAATGCGTACTTGAAAGTTGTTCACAGGTATCTATCGCGAACACCCTCATGGATATGGTTACCATGGGATTGTCCATGCAGAAAAAGCAGTGCTATCCGGTAGCCTATGGTGGTAAGCTGCAGTGTCAGGTATCTGTCTATGGTAACACCTGCGTTGCAAGGAATTATGGCATGAAGAATATTGATGCAATGTGCATCTATGAGGGAGACGAGTTTAAATACCATATCGAGAACGCCCGAATTGTGATTGATTCCCATACGCAGGATTTCATGAACATCAACACCGACAAGATTATTGGTGCATACGCAATCGTGACTATGGATGATGATAGCCAGTATGTAGAACTGATGAATATTTCTATGATTAAGCAGGCTTGGAAACAGGGATTTGGTTATAAAGAAAATGGTTCTGGTACGCATCAGAAATTCACAGACCAGATGGCAATGAAAACGGTAAAGAATCGTGCGTTAAAGTACATTATCCGTACATATGGAACACAGATGCTTAATGATGCTTATGACAATGTAGAATCAACAGAAATGGATGATAGAACTTTAATGGATGTGGAGCATGATATTTCTGAAAATGCAAATACAGAAGATTTCTCGGTTGAGCCGGAAGTTGCAGAAACCGTAGAAGAACCGAAAATGGCAGAACCAGAGAAAGTTGAAGGTGAAGTCGTTGAGAATGACGATGTACCGGATTTCATGAAGTAGTGGTGCCTATGGAAGTTATTTCATTTTTAGAGTCAGTTCAGAAAGGTATGGCTGATAATATCTACAACTTTTGCAAGGATGGGAAATGCAGCCAGTGCGGAAATTGTTGCAGTAACTTACTTCCCATGAGCCAAAAGGAAATTGATGTTATTCGCCGGTATATCCATAAGAAGCATATTAAAGAGTGTCAACATATCGCACCGACAACAGCAACTTATGACATGACTTGCCCGTTTCTCGATACTGGAAAGAGTTGTGAAAAGTGCCGCATTTATCCGGTTCGACCGGAAATTTGCAAGCAATTTATCTGTGACAATGAACAGAGAGCAAAGCGTAACCGAAAGTTGATAAAGCAGACACGAGGTATTGTTGATGTAAGAAAGGAGTTTTTTACATGAAAATTAACAGAACTACAACCAAGACATATGACATATTTGATTGTGCGAAATGGAAAATGTCTGTTGGAGATACAATCTTAAAAAGAGAAATGATTGGAATGAAATCTGGTGGATTTGATAAGTGTTTTTCATGCAAGAAAAAGTTTGAATCTACGGATTATCCATATCTTGCCTTAATCAGGAATCACAAGAATATGTTCATTTGTGAAGAATGTGCAAGAAAAGTGAATCCGGAAAGGGTGAAGAGATGAAACTTAAAGTCTTAGGTTCCGGTTCATCCGGCAACTGCTACATTCTGGAGAATGATAGTGAAGCTTTGATAATCGAAGCTGGATTGCCATTAATGGAAGTGAAGAAATCATTGAACTTCAATGTGATGAAGATTAAGGCAGTAATCACAACCCATATCCATTCAGACCATCATCAGTACTTCTTTCAGTATGTTAGAGCCGGTATTCCAGTGTGGGAGCCGTTCAAATTGATAGATGGAAATATCCTACAGTTTGGGAAAGAAAGCTTTGGCATACGAGCATTTGAAAACCGGGATAAGTCCGGCAGATGGTTGCATAACAACGGAGATGGTTCAGAATGTCCTTGCTACGGATTTTACATCACACACCCGGAAATAGGAAGTTTTGTGTATGCCACAGATACCGAATATGTCCGTTGGCGGTTTAAAGGCGTCAATCACATTCTTTGTGAAGTAAACTACGATATGCAGTTCGTTGACAGGGACGAGCCAAACTACGAACACCGCCTACGAGGTCATATGAGCCTTGATACGGCACTTAAATTTATTTCTACTAACGATAACCCGGCATTAAGAAATGTCGTTTTAATACACTTATCAGATAAAAGCGGAGATCCCGCACTATTCAAACAAAAGACAGAAGAAACAGTTAAATATGGAGCAAATGTTTATATTGCAGAAAAAGGATTAGAGGTTGATATGAACCTTTATCCGTTCTGAAAGGAGAAGAAGCAAATGAATAAAGTGATTTTAATGGGAAGACTAACCAGGGATCCGGATATTAGATATTCACAAGGCGAAAGAACAACGGAAGTTGCGAGGTTTTCTCTTGCTGTAGACCGTAGATTTAAACAGGAAGGACAGCCCAGCGCGGACTTCATCAACTGTTTGGCATTAGGGAAAAATGGAGAGTTTGTGGAGAAATATCTGCGTAAGGGAACGAAGGTTGTTGTTGGTGGTAGCTGGCAGACCGGCAGCTATACAAACAAGGATGGAAATAAGGTGTATACCAATGATTGTCTTGTTGAAAGCTGCGAATTTGCAGAGAGCAAAGCAGCTTCACAGAACAACCAGTCTGTAGATAGACCGGAACCTGCACCGGATGGCGATGGATTTATGAATATCCCTGACGGAATTGATGAGGAATTACCATTCAATTAAGTATGATTTGGCGGTTGCTTTGTGTGACCGCCTATCAATGAAAACTGTATGGTTGGTAAAAAGTATCGACCAAAACAATAAAAATCCTAATTTAGCCATTCTGTAATGTCAGAAGGGTATTTGAGAGGAAGTGAATGTAACGATGATGTTGATTGAGGACAAAGGGCAGAAAGAGGGACAACATATTTTGAAGAACCGTTACTTTGACTGCCACGACATAGAGGTTTTGCGCGCGCCGCTTCCGGTTGGTGATTATGTGATTGCCACGGATAAGGTACTGGATGTGATTCGGCGGAAATCAGCACGGAAGATGGAAGTGAAGAAAATGGACTTCCTCGGTAGCTACGATGTGTCCGTGGATACAAAAAAGGATATGCAGGAAATTATAGGCAACATTTGTGGCAAGGCGCATCCAAGATTCCGTGATGAGTGTATTTTGGCGCAGAACAACGGCATTAAGCTATATGTGCTTGTGGAGAACACAGACGGCGTAAAGACTATTGATGACGTGTTTAAGTGGCAGAATCCAAGATTACATAGATACAATCGTATTGCTTATATGCATAGAGAAGGGAAATGGCTTAATACCCCTTTACCAAAGGCAGAACCGACTTCCGGTAAAACATTAGCAAAAGCTATGCTTACAATGCAGCTTAAGTATGGCGTAGAGTTCGTATTTTGCCGACCAGAGAAAGCCGGAGAAAAGGTTGTTGAATTGCTCGGAGGTAGTGAGAATGGCAGAGAATAAGCGATACTACTGGCTTAAGCTGATGGGTGATTTTTTTGACAGTAAACGAATCAAGAAACTCCGGAAGATGGCTGGTGGTGATACTTACACGATTATTTACCTTAAGATGCAGCTTCTATCACTGAAAAAGGGTGGCTACTTAGAGTATTCCGGTTTGGAAGATGAATTTTACAAAGAAATCGCTCTTGATATTGACGAGGACGAAATCAATGTTCAAGTTACGATTCAGTATCTTCTTTCTTGTGGATTGCTTGAAACATCTGATTCCATTGAGTACAAGTTGCCTTTTGTGCAGGATAACCTAGGAAGTGAGACCGCAAGCACACGTAGAAGTCGGAAATCTAGGGAAAATGCACAAAAAATGTTGCAATGCAACAAACTGCAACAAAATTGCAATGTAGAGATAGATATAGAGAAAGATATAGATACAGATATAGAGAAAGAAAATATAAAAGAAAGCACATTTTCTTTTGATGGCGAAAAGGCGTGGAATGACACTTTCGATTTGTACCCCAAAAAAAGTTGCGCAGTGTTGGCCAGACAGTATTGGCTTAGAAAATTAAGCAACGTGCTTGAAGAAAATCAGAAAGAAGTAGCGGAACTGATATATAAAGCTACTAAATTATATCTGGAAGATTACACGGAGCGGAATCCGGAAGATACTCGATTCAGATTCCTTCCAAAGTATAATGATTGGTTGATAAATGAATGTGACTATTGGGTTTCTATAGTGGAGAAAAGGCAGCGAGGTGATGATAGTTGACCGAAGCAGAAATGGGTGTGATTGGAAGCATACTGATTGATAACGATTCACTTTCACAGATTTATTCAAATTTAAGACCAGATATGTTTGGATCTGAATTTTGTCAGGATGCATATAAACAGATACTTGCACTTTATGACCGGGGCGAAAATATAAATCTTGTGTCACTGTCGCAGGCAATGGAAAATCACAAGTGGTCTTCGGAGCAGGTGTCAGCAGAATTAAAGGAATGCGTGTTATTAACACCAACATCAGTATCAATTAAAAGTTATGCGATAACCATTTCAAAGGATTATAAGACTAGAACGGCAAAAGAGTTGTTTCAGAGAGTGAGCCTTATGCCATGTGATATAGAAAATACAATTGCGGAAGTTTTAATAACACTTGAAAAGCTACAGGAGAATGAAACTCTGAAAGCCAAATCATTAAAGCAGATTGTCCAGGAATGCAAAGAGAATTATTTCAATGAACATGTAGGCGAGAAACTGCTAAAAACCGGATTTTATAAATTAGATGATTGCCTTGGTGGTCTTGAGGGTGGAGATGTAACGGTAATTGGTGCGAGACCTAGTGTTGGAAAATCTGCTTTTGTAACACAAGTGATTGGACAGATGGCAAAAAAAGGTTATAAAATTGGTTATTTCAACCTTGAAATGAATGAAAGCCAGGTATACGAGCGTTTTGTTTCAAGGCTGTCCGAAATAAGTTTGACGCGTGTTCGAAGGGCAAAATCCTTTCTTGGTGGTGAAAAGGAATCTTTTGATAAAGCCAATGAAGAAATGTCAAACTACAATGTTCTGATTTCAACCGGTTCTAAAACCGTGGGAGAACTTAAAGTAGAAAGCCGGCATCAGCAGTTTGATGTAATTATTATTGACTATTTACAGTTAATTAAAGCAGACAGGAAATTTGCTAATAGAGCATCAGAGGTTGGAGATATTTCTAAGGCAGTTAAAGCTTTGGCAATGGAATTGCATGTACCAATTATACTTCTATCACAGTTGAATCGAACATCTGAAATAAGAGATACGAAAGAACCTACCATGTCAGAACTTAGAGAATCCGGAGATATTGAGCAGGACGCATCGAATATTATTCTTTTGTGGAACGTATCGGAGGAAGATAAGAAATATAAAGGCTTGAAAGTGGAGAAACAACGGCAAGGCGAAAACATGAAAGAGGGACTTAAATTCGATGGAGAGCATATGAGATTCGAAGAACGCATGGAAGATTTCGATAAATTTCTGCTACATGTAAAGAATTCTGAACGAAATAAGCAGGAATTCATGGACGCAGCGGATACTCCATTTGATAGTTGGGGCGGTTGATTATGGCAAGTAAAAAGTTTGAAAAAGGTTCTGAGGAATGGCAATTTTTTAATGATTATTATAAATTCCGACAGCAGTTTTATGAAGCCGATAACGAAGATGCTTTTTTTGAAGAACTGACAGCGCAGGCAAATAAACTTTATGAGAAATACAAAAAGACTGAAATTGCAGAATATGCTAAAAGGCTGATAATGGCACATTTAGATGATGTAGACAGAAGATGCAGAAAGGGACGCTGATAGAATGGCAAAATATTATTACAACGTATTCAAAGATGGCGAGCTGGTCATGGAGAAAGTCACCAGTAAGGAAATCTGTAATCAGCTTGGATTTAGAAGACAAAATTTAACAGATTATATTCAACGGCAACTGAAATATAAAGGCAGTTACACATTTCGGAGATATGTTGGAGAAGAATCTGAGAGCAGCTATTATGACCGGTCGTTATCAAGATTCACACCTCAGATGCTTCGGGAATGGCGGATAATGAATGCCCGGTATGGAAAGAAGGCTGGCAATGTGTAAATACGAGAAAGGGAAAAAATGTGATAGAGGATGCAGGTACTGGAATACCTGTGTAGGAAGGAGCGTGAAGAACACAATGGCAGAAGTAAAAGAAGAGCTTAAGCCATGCCCATTTTGCGGAAACATGGCAGAGATAGAAACGTTTGAAGTTAAGAGATTATTTAGAGATGTAAAAGCATATTTTGTCAAATGCAAATGCTGTAAGAATCGTACAGAGATAAACCTTGATATAAAAGATTCAATAAATGCGTGGAACAGGAGAGTGAACGATGGGAAGATTGATTGATGCGGATCATTTGCTGTTTATTCTCAACTCTGTGATAGAGTTGCGGAAGAAATCACAAAGAAATACATCAGATTTAGATATGATGGCTGATTATGTTAATGATGAGCCGACCGCCTACGACCCGGAAAAGGTTGTGAAGCAGTTGGAAGAAAGAAGCAAAGAATATAATTCTGGTGTACGGTTGCATGGAAAGCCGGAAAAAATGCTGACAGATGATGCAATCGAGATTGTAAAAGGTGGTGGAGTAGAGTGACAAGTACAAAATTATGCAAAATGTGTACGGAGTATTCGATTACTGAAAAATGTGAGTACAAAAATACTTGTGAATTGCAAAGGATTTTGTCGGAAAACAAAAATCTGAAAGCGAAAAATAAACAACTTCGAACAAAGATTGAAGAGTTAGAAACTGAAAGAGCATGGCGCAATTCTCCGGACAGGATGGGAAGGTAGGTGAAGTAGATGGCTAAAGCAATATTGCTTATGGATATGCCGGAATCGTGCAGTATGTGTAAATTCCTGTATGAGTTTCAAGGTATTAAGAAATGTCAGCTTATGAATGTACTCTATAATGGAGCGTCAAGGCTGTCGCAGAATGCATTTACAGTGAAGCGACATGGAAAGTGTCCACTTCAGGAACTACCAGAGAAAAAAGAAACAGTGCATTCGCAGGAATGCTACACAAATAGTTATTTTACGGACGAAATGAATGCAGGATGGAATGCCTGCATAGATGAAATTTTAAAATAAATCGAAAGGAGTGAGAGGTTTGCTGGCCAGCGTAAAAGAGCTCTTTACTCCAGAAACAAATGGAATCAGTACAGGAAAGAATGGAACGGCTTGGAACGTATGAGAAGATAGCATCTTTTATGCAGAAAGAAAAACAGCCGTATGAATTTAAAAGAAAATATGCTCAGATAAGAGCAAAGGAATTTGCAACAGAATGTGATGGAAGAGGATTAAATTATCATGTTTCGGTTGGTGGATTGGATAGCATTATTTTATACATATTTCTCCATGAGGTGTGCGGAATAGATGTTCCGGGAGTATCGGCATCCACTTTGGAAGATAAAAGTATACAGAGGGTACATAAGGCTTTAGGAATTATCAATGTACCACCACTGAAAAGGGATGATGGTACTTATTGGACAAAGGCGAAAGTAATACAGGAATTTGGATTTCCGGTCATTTCAAAAGAAGTGGCAGCCAAGGTAGAATTGCTACAAAATCCATCAGCGAAAAATAAAACTGTCCGTCATGCAATTATTACCGGGGAAACCGGAGAATACGGCGGCTGGCAGAAAAATTCTAAGATGCAGCTTAATCAAAGATGGCTAAAGTTGTTCGGCGGATATGAAAATGAAACCGAAGGATGTGACTTCCAGAAACCGGATTTCTTGGTATCAGCGAAATGCTGTTATTATCTCAAAGAAAAAAATTGTGATGATTGGGGTAAAGAACATAACAGCGTACCGTATTTAGGTCTGATGGCATCTGAGGGCGGCAGACGTGCCAAGAGCCTGCGGATGAATGGCTGCAATTATTTTGGAGCATCAACAATAAGGTCAGCACCATTTGCCATATTTGGCAGACAGGATATATTAAAGCTGACATTGGAAATGGATGGTCTTTGGAAAAATGGATTGAAAGAAAAATATTATGAAGTAGGTTTGAAAGAAGGACGGATTACAGAGAAGTTTAAAATGCCGGATTCATTAATACCAGAAATCTATGGAACAATCGAGAAAAAGCCAGACGGAACACTTTATACTACCAAAGCGCAACGTACCGGTTGCAGTATGTGTGGATTTGGAATCCATATGGAAAAGAGACCTCATAGATTTGACCTATTGCACGAAAGCAATCCAAAAGAATGGGATTATCTGATGTTCCATATGTGCAGGGACAAAGATGGCAACGATTATGGATGGGCGAAAGTGCTTGATTATATTGGTGTAGGTTGGGACCCAAGTACCATTGGTGGAAACTGTAAAGGGCAGATGAACTTAGAAGATTTTATGTAAAGGAGAGAAAAAATGATTAGACCAGATGGAACAAAGAGCGCAAGAGTAATACAGGTAATTGAAACAAAGGCAAAAAGAGGTATTGGAACAAAAAAAGACCCAGTAAGAGAGGTTACTCAATACTGGGACTTCGATGGAAATTTTTTGGCAGAAATGGATGCAGAGCATTGTATGGTGATTATAGAGCATGATACAAAAGCTGTTAAGGAATCTATTTAGGTTCCATAGAACCAGCGTCTTCGGTAATTAGAATCATGCTAATGAAGTAAACTGTTGCCTGAATAAACGATTTCATATCATTAACATCACGATCTTCCTGCTTGCGGATATAGTGCGCTTCATCGTTGCCTATCCAGGCAGATCTCGTTGCAAGTGTTTTTATATTTGGAGCATCTATGTATTCTTTAATGCAAGCAGCTAATGGCATGGATTTTATTTTTCCTTCAGAATCTGAATGCTCATGAATTGCAAAATCCTTCACAAGAAATTCTAGTGCTTTTCGATAACCAAGACCTGCAATCTCATCAAGATCAGATACCTCTGCAGCAAGAGCTTGATTATATATTTTAACAAATTGAGGTGATAATTCATTTAGATTTTGATTGAATGTCTGTTTTTTAAATTGTTTTGGCTCGCATGATTTTAATGAAAGAGGACCGAGTTGTTTGCCAACGCCGTCTACTGGTCCCTCGTAGCGAGAAATAAAAGAATGATCACAGCTTGGGCAAAAATGAAAGTTTTCAACATATATAGTAGAACCTTTGATTTTAAAAACAGAGTGTAATTGTATTGGCTTGATAGAAGTTTTGCACATAGGGCAGGTTGCGACAGTATCTATTTTTATTGTTTTGTCGCTATATTTCGCAGATTCAAGAGATTCAGATTTACATGAAATTACCATAAAAGCACCACCTTTCGACAATATTTTAGCACAGTCGAAGAAAAACAACAATAGAAAGGAGCCGAACCTCCGGCCGGGGTAACGATATATCGGGTTCCTTTTGAAAAATGAAGAATAGTGAATTAAAAGAATATGTAAACAGTTTTCCAGATGATGCACCAGTGAGTATTGTCTGTGCGAATCCAAGAAAAAGAAAACTGTACAAGTTGGAAAATGTAATATGGGTGACAGACCAAGGGCAGCCTTTGATCCTTATTGACATTGGAAAAGAATCGGATATGGATGCAGAAATGATATCCGCTTGCGAAGAGGATGAAAAGTCTGCGGATGATCTGGAAGGACAGATGCAGATCGAGGACTTCCTGGAGGTGATGCCATGATTAACGGAGAACTGATCGTTGACAACTTCGCCGGCGGTGGCGGTGCATCTACTGGCATAGAGTTGGCAACCGGCTATAGCGTGGATATTGCAATAAATCACGACCCAGAAGCTATTAAGATGCATAAGGCGAATCATCCGAATACAAAGCATTACTGCGAAAATGTATGGACGGTAGACCAGGTAAAGGCTTGCAAAGGACATCCTGTAGCACTTGCCTGGTTCTCACCGGACTGTAAGCATTTCAGCAAAGCGAAGGGCGGCAAGCCAAAGGATAAGAATATCCGTGGTCTTGCGTGGGTAGCTTGCAGATGGGCAGGGCTTGTTAGACCTAGAGTAATTATGCTGGAGAATGTGGAAGAATTTAAAACATGGGGCCCATTAAACAGGCGGCATCATCCAATTAAGAGCAAACAGGGGAAGACTTTCGAAAAGTTTGTGCAACAGCTTACCAATTTGGGGTACCAAGTGCAGTTTAAAGAACTGATTGCTGCAGATTACGGAGCACCCACCATGCGGAAACGATTTTTTATGATCGCGCGGTGCGACAGCAGGCCGATTGTTTGGCCGGAACCAACACATGGACCAGCAGACAGCGAGAAAGTGAAAGCTGGATTACTGAAACCTTATGTGGGAGCGTACACACAGATTGATTTCAGCCGACCATGTCCAAGTATATTTGATACGTCTGAGGAAATTAAAGAAAAGTATGGCATCCGGGCGGTGAGACCGCTTGCACCAAAAACAATGGAGAGGATTGCCAGAGGACTTAAGAAGTTTGTTATAGATAATGCAGAGCCGTTTGTAGTGCAAGTGAATCACAGCGGTGCAAAATATGATTATTGTAATAGCTTGAATAGACCGCTGGGGACGATTACCGGGAAGCATGGTTTTGGTATAGTGGAGCCTATACTTACACCAATTATTGATAAGGCATATGGTGGAAACTACCAAGGAAGTGGAAGTAACGTAAATGAGCCTATAGATACAATTACCACTGTAGACCATAATCGGTTAGTGGTTCCAACGCTTATACAGTACCATTCCGAAACAGCACAGGGAGAAGTCAGAGGGCAGACAATTAAAGACCCGATAATGACAGTTGACAGTTCAAATCGTTATGGACTTGTCACATCATTTCTGAGCAAGTTTTATAAAACTGGTATAGGACAAGACATACGGGAGCCACTGGGAACGGTAACAGCAAATGCAGGGGGTGGTCACTTCGGGGAGGTTAGGGCATTTTTGATTAAATATTATGGAGATGCGACCGGACAAGATATTGAAAAACCACTTGATACCGTGACAACTAAGGACAGATTCGGACTGGTGACAATAGAGGGCGTGGATTATCAGATTGTAGATATCGGACTTCGAATGTTAGAGCCAAGAGAGTTGTATGGATGCCAGGGATTCCCCGATGACTATATCATCGACCATGATTATACCGGGAAGACTTATCCAAGAAGTGAACAGGTGCGCAGATGCGGCAATGCAGTATGTCCACCAATACCGGCAGCTCTGGTAAAAGCTAATTTGCCGGAAATGTGCGTTGCGGAACGTATGCCAAATATGAAAATAGAATCAGAGCAGACCGGACAACTCCGGTTTGCCTAACACTTAAGTTTTAAATATAAATAACAAAACCAAGCAATCATATTGATACCTCCTGCTTATATTATATGCAGCATGGTTGAGAATGATCCGCTTGGTGGAAGGAAAAGAGGTAGTTATGGCAAGGGATAAATTAGAAGAAGCGAGACGTGAGGGAATGGCTTATGCCTTAAAGATAGCCAAAACTAAAGGAATAGAAGGACTGGAAGAGGAATGCAAATTCAGAGGGGCAACGAAAATGCCCCTGGCACTTCCAAAGAATGCGATAGATGAATGTGTGCTGAAAATCAAAGAGAATACCATTGATACAATAACAATTCTGTCAGCAATCACACTCCGGGACCAGTTCGGATTTGGCGCAGAAAGAATTAAAAGATACATAGAGCGGTTCAATAGCAAGGCAGAGTGCCTTATGGATGATTACACAACTTGGGACGAGCAGATAGAAATACTCAAAGAAGAATGTGGACTGGAATTCAAAATCAGAAAAAATGATAAGGATGTGAAAGTGAGGTAGAAGATATGAAAAACGGAATATATCCAGAAGGATATGTAGTAACAAGAAAGAAAACTAACGCAGACCGGATCCGGAATATGACAGATGAGGAACTGGCAAAATTTTTAACAACCTTCAACAATACATTTGGTGAAGAATATGAAGGCGAATCAAGCTGCTTAGATTGGCTTAGTGCAGAAAGTGAGGAATAGCATGGAGAGATTAACAAAGGACAACGGAAAGGCATTTGAACCTTTCAGATATTCTCTTGAAGATATTAGTACATACAAGATTTATGATTTATTTTATGAAATAACCTTTAAGGTTTTGCAGAAGTTAGGCAAATACGAGGATGCCGAGGAGCAGGGATTACTACTGCGGTTGCCATGCAAACCAAGGAGTGAAGTATTCCTAATTTGTAATAGATACACACATTGTTCGTTTGAGGATGTATCTTTTGAAGAGAGTAGTTGTGAGGGATGCGAGTATGATTGCGATAGTAGAAAAGAGCTTTATATTCACAGAAATTCCTCAGTAGACATAGAATGGATTACAAGAAATCTTAATAAGTTCGGCAAAACTGTATTCCTCACCAAGGAGGAAGCCGAAGCCAAGCTGGCAGAAATGGAGGAAAAGGATGGAGAATAGATATTTATTCCGCGGCAAGCGGAAAGATAATGGCGAATGGATACAAGGATATTTATACGGTATCTGGGAGAGAAGATATATCCTATGGGGAATGACCAATGATATCCCGAACATGGTCGAAGTAGACCCGTCCACCGTCTGCCAGTGCACAGGAGGTAAGGATAAAAACAGTAAGCTGATTTATGAGAATGATATTGCTAAGGATGATAAAGGCAATCTTTACAAAGCATTTTGGCAAGACAATCATTATCAATTTTCGTGGATGTGCGTTAAATCTGAAAAATTGCCTATTGGTGCTAAATGGAATTTTGATTGTTTTAGAGGATATGAGATGGAGGTCATCGGAAATGTATTTGACAACCCGGAGCTGTTGGAGGTGTAAGAATGACAGAGAATGAAACAATTGAGATTATCAAAAACTTTCCAAAATGGAATTTAGACGATTTATGGCTGGAAAACGATAAGATGGACGAACTTGTAGATATGGCAATCAAGGCACTTGAAAAGCAGATACCGAAGAAACCTATTAAGAGCAAGGAGCAAAAAATTAGATATGTCAACACATATTATTGCCCGACCTGCAATCTTGGTTTCACAGGCTTTAATATTGCAAAATGGTGTTACCATTGTGGTCAAAAAATAGATTGGAGTGATGAATAAAGAACTTTAATTTGTCGATAACACTCGACTTTTGTACCTTGAAAATTGTATACTGGCGGTGGAAGTGATAAAGTAATAATCTAGGAGGAATTGCTATGAATGCTAAAGATAAACTTAATGAATTAAATAAAAGAATAAGTGATTTCTTGAAATTGTCAAGTGAGAATGTAGTTGTAAATGGTGTGGAATCTTTGATAAAACTGGAACCACATATTGAACTTATAACTGAAGCATTTAGTGGGATGGTTAAAACTGTAAATGATTGTAAATTATTTTATGCATGGAAATGTATTTCACAAGGATTGAATATAGAACGTGCAATTAATGAAATGTACAATTATGTAGATAATCCAGGCAGAGCTTATCATTTATCAAATATGATGAGGGAAATAGTGTTATCTAATTCTGTTTTAGCATCTTCAATTTTAGGATATATATTAGGTGAGATGATTTTTGAAAAAAGAGAATTTACACAGGAAGATGCAATTTTGTGTGATGCGCTTTCTCGAATGACGGATTTTGATGTTAAAAATTTTGCAGAAATCATGGATTCCTATATTGGCTCTGAGTTTGGTGAGGAATACGTTGATTTAGCAAAAATAGATAAAGAGAAGAAAAATGGAATTATTATGTCTTTAGATCTTTTTGTTAATACAAGATTGTTTCAAAAAGTTAATTCCGTATATAAAGATAAAACTTTGCATATGGATGGAATTTATAAAAAAAATTATATTGCAGATAAAATGAAAAACTATATTGATAAAATGAAACAGATTTTAGATTACAAATGACTTTACCTTATTATGGCCGCCAGCATTCAACTGGCGGTATTTTTATGTTAAAAACACTTACGATAACTATATTGAAGGGAGAGAAAGGGCGGAGCAGCCTATGCCAGACATCAAATTGTCTGATAGTGAATTATTGAAATATGCTGTTGAAAATGGTATTATTGATACAGCACTTTTGCAAGATAAAATTGAAATGCAGAAGAGGAAGGAACTTTTGGCTAAACACTTATATAAGATATACCAAGGAAAGGATGGAAAATGGTATACATATCTTCCAGATGAAACAAAAGGAAGAGTTTTAAAGAAAAGGAACACAGAAAAAGAAATAGAAGAAGTTGTTGTTTCATATTGGAAACAGATTGAAGAAGATCCTATAATTGATACACTTTTTGAAGAATGGATTCAATCAAAAGTTTTGAGAGAAGAAATTTCTAAATCAACTCGAGACAGATATGAGCGGCAATTTTCTCAGTGTTTTTCAGAATTTGGAAAATATAGAATAAAAGGAATAACGGAATATGATATTGAGAATTTTGTTCTTAATTCAATTCATGAGTTTAATTTGACTGCAAAGGGATTTAGTAATTTGCGAACATTGATTTTTGGAATATTTAAACTTGCCAAGAAGAAGAAACTGGTTAATTTTAGTATAACAGAAGTTATTGGCGATATCGAAATATCCAGAAAAGCATTTAGAAAGTCAATAAAATTGGACGAAGAACAGGTCTTTATGGTAGATGAATTACCAAAAGTTTTAAATTATTTAGAAGATAATCAGGATATAATTAATCTTGGTATTTTATTGTTATTTAAAACTGGTCTCAGAATTGGAGAATTGGCAGCACTCAAAAAATGTGATATTTCAGATAATGTTATTCATGTTAATCGCACTGAGATATGCTTCGAAGATGATTCTGGAAAGAATATTTTTAGTGTAAGAGACTTCCCAAAAACGGAAGCTGGTATAAGAGATGTATTTATTCCGGAAAATTGTTTGTGGATTTTAAAAAAGATAAAAAGTTTAAATCCATTTGGAGAGTTTCTTTTTGAAAAGGGTTGCGATAGAATTAAAACATATGTCTTTCGTAATCGACTTAATACAGTATGTAAAAACGCAGGAGTTGTAAAAAAATCACCTCATAAAATTAGAAAAACGTATGGCAGCATTCTTATTGATAGTGGTGTTGATGAATCACTTATAATAGAACAGATGGGTCATACGGATATAAAAACAACAAAAGAACATTACTATAGAAATAGAAAAAATAAAGAACAAAAGACTGATATAATTAATGCAGTTATAGGATTGTAA